AGAGCCTGCTCCTGCTGTGGAGTTTTCGGAGTAGAAGGGGATACTTGATCTCCCGGAAGTAGATCAATGATTTCTGTATCGTGATTAACAGTGCGTTTTTGTTGTATGGCTGTTGCGATATCAGCCGCTTGAGAAGCTTTTTTAAATCCAAAAGATTTACCGGTTAAGCCGGATATCTTTTCAGTAAGAGCCTGATCCATTCCTTTCGCTTTTTCGGAAAGCGAAGATATAGAACCAAACGAAGTAGCCAACGCAAAATCCTTTACCAGGTCCAGACTTGTTCCAGCAAGGCTGGTAGCCGCGCCGCCAAATAAATTACTTGCACCACTGATTCCGCTTTCATTTATTGCGATTAACCGCTCAAGCAAACTCGATGGAGAGCCGGTATTAACATCAGTGTTCTCTGGATTAATCGGTTGTGGTTGGTTACCTGTTTTTTGTGGCTTTTTGACTGCCTGGGCATGTTGTGCAACCTCAATTGGCTGTTGTGTTGCTGTCGGAACGGCATTCAAAACTGGTTGAGCTGGAGATTTTCCATTAGCATATTTTACCTTGCGACCAACACTATATTGCGAATCGCGGGCAATTAGCTGACCACCATTTTCTTTCTGAATTTTATTAATCCGCGCCAATGTTTCGTCAGAGAATTGTCCCTCCCATAGACCAGTGTTTGTGTTAAATGCTCCAAGTGCGTTCTTAATGAACTCATTATTAACTGCCGGATTTCCGCCTTCTTTCGTCGCAATTGCACGAACTAATTGCGTCATAACCTCTGGTTTGCTGACATCTATTTTTTCATTAGGCGATACACCAAGATATTTACTGACGTTATCAATATATTGGTTAGTATTGTTCTCATTTGGCGGTGCCCATTTTGAAATGATGCTGGATACCGTCTGTAACTTCTGATATCCCGCTGCGGCACTGGTGCCGTTGTAATAGCTGGAAACCTGGTTTGCCAGTGCCCTGATCCCTTCTTCAGGTGTGTTAAATCGCGCAAAACGTTGTTCACCTTTTGCATTTGGCGATTCCAGCGTCGCCCCTTCCTGGTTGGCAAAAACAAGATTGCCGAGATTATTATTTCGGTAATTGCGGTTTTTAGCGTTGCTGCCGCCAATATTCAGATCCGCTGCAATGGTGTTGTTGGCAGGTGAACTAAATTCAGTTGGAGAAGTATACCCGTGCTCACCAACTCCATCCTCGCCATTACGCCCACCTTGTAATTGTTCACCTAGAGAATGAATCGCATCGACAGTTTTTTTGGTGCCGTCTTCAACAGCTTTTTTTACTTGTTTCGTGTTTTCGTCAGTGGATAAAAATGTATCCTTAAGGCTACCAAAAACAGATTTGGTGATATCTACCGCGCCGTTAACACCACGAGCAATATCTCCGGTATCAAAATTCTGAAGTTTTTCACCTGCTCTTTCAAATCCTAGCGCAGAAATTCCTTTCCCTATCAAGTTCGTTGCGCCCGACACCAAGCCCCCCATATCGAGCACATTAGCTGTTGCGTAAGCCGTTTTTTGCTGTTCGGCTACAGCATCATCGTCACTTAATCCAAAGGCTGCCTTTTGCGCATCTGTATCAGTGTAACCATCTATAGCGTCATATCCCGCCATAGCCAGCGAACCGATGATAGGGATAGCTCTTGCAGCTGTAGAAGCAGCTGATTTAACACCTATTTTTGCAGCACTTTTGAGGGCTACGGATTCGGTTTTTTTCTTTGCAACAGTTTCACCTGTTTTAACTGTGGCCTCTTCGGCAACAACACCTGCTGGCTTAACTGCCTTTGCTGTGTTTTTTGTTTCTTTAGCAATACCCTTAGATGCGTCGCTTGTGGTGCTGATGTCTTTGGCTTTACTAACCTTTGTTTTAACAGTCTTTGCAGCTCCGGCACCAGCTCCAGCAGCAGCGGTTCCGGCAGCGGCTTTTTCACCAACAGTAAGGGCTTTTTTCCCCAGATTGCGACCTTTCCTTTTCGGTTTGTTCCGTTTATTTTTACCAGCCTGATCGCCAATATTGATTTTATTTCTTCTGCTTGCTCGATTTCTCCAGAGATCACTTAAGCCGAACTTATTCCCAGAAGATACTGATTTGCGTAGCTTAACTACTTCGTCGGAGACATTTTCCAGACCATCAATTATTTTGTTGTCATTGGTCTGAAGAATTTTTGTTTGCTCTTCTACTGCTTGTGCTGATTTTGTCTCAACAGCATTATTAAATGCTGTTGCAGAGGTTGCTTTTTGAGTATTAACCACCGCCGGATAAGTGATAGCTGGAGATGTCGCTTTCGAAGGTGAAGCCTCACCTTTCCCCTTTTCTACCCATTCTTTAAGAGATTCTGCTTTACCTGTGATCTCTTTAGTAATGTCGTACATGCCGCGAGCAGCCATCCACAACGGACCACCAGCGCCAACACCTGCGGCATCTGTTAAAGACTCTTCACTGGAAGACTGATTGCCATCTACCCCTATAATGGAGCCTAATTTCCGGAGGAAGCCTTCTTGTAGTTTGGCGTCGGCCTTATGTGCTTTCTGCCATTCTTTTTTTCTGGCTATATCTTCGTTGTTTTTCTGGGATACAAAGCGTCCGTTACTATCCCGAAGCGGTCCTTTTTGGCTTTGGGGGGATTGTGGTTCAAGAGGAGCAGAATTAGCGGCTAATGGCACAGAACCTTTCAACTTTTGGGCTGACTGGCGTGATGACGCAAAATGAACGCGCTCTGATGTGTTGGTTGCAACAATGAGACGTTCTTCTCCGTTGTTGACCTGCGTCCTCCCTTTTTTCATCGGAAGGCGTTTTATATATGGGTTAGCTTGGGTATTCTTGGCATCATCAGAGACATAGGGTTCGCTTGCTATGAGTCTACGGGATAGTCTTTGACTTACTTTACCTTGATTTTCACCAAGTTGAGTTATAGACCCTCTACCAGAGAGAATGGCGTCTTTGATCTCAGCAAGAGCGTTAAGTTCGTTTGTGCTCGCCCCCTGAATAGCGTCAATTATTGCGATACGGTCTTTATTCTCTTTCAAAATAACCTCTCTTTTGCCAGCGGCGATCAACGTTTCCCGGCTTGAGCTTTGTATTTTTCTTCCAGGGCTTTTGACATATGGAGTGCTCGCCATTGTGGCAATTGTTCAACGTCACTAACGGGCTGATATCCATACAGAGTCAGGTTGTTAATAATGGTTAGCCATCCATTCAGATCTAATTGATGGGATAAACTCTCTATTGAGAAAGGGGACGTACAGTGTGGTTGTCACATCTGCACCCTCCTTAGCGTTTTTGCAATGTTGCGGAGGCAGGATCAGTCGGCTTGAGCCTCTCTCAATAGACATTTTCAGGCCGTGGCGTAGGTCTTTTTGCATAAGCTGTATGCGAGCCACAAGCGGGGTAAATTCGGTTTCAAGCGCCATGCTTTCAATGATGTCAAAGCGTCGGTTAGCGGCCTGCGTGAAGTCCTCCGGATCGTCTTCAAGCGCCGTGCATAAAGCGAGTTCAGCAATTCGCATCCGTGCTACGCCAGCACTGTATTCGGGAGTTTTCATATCAGGAAGTGACGCTCGCATTCGTTCAAGGAGTTCCGCGCCTTTCCCGGTTAATGGTTTAAGTATCCAGTCAGTTGGTACTCCATTTACTGGTACGTTGGTTTTCACGTAAGGAGGTACAGTGAGTATTTCTACTGTTTGGGCCAGGTCGCTCAGGTTAATATCTGCATGATGCGTATTACCGCAGTGACTGCACTCATAGGAGTAGGTCATTACTGCATCGGGGCGCGAATTAACAAATATCCACCAAAGAGCAGTTCTGCGGTCCTGAACTGTCCAGTTAGCACTGTCGTTAATTTCACCATCCTGCATAGAGTTAAGGTACTCTGTAGTCGTTGCCTCATCTTCTGCCGGGTTCAGGTCAGAATATTTCAGCGCATCCTTCACGGTAGGGGCGTGGAACTGAATTTCTGTCTCAGGACGGGAAGGCAATGGGAATTTTGGAATGTTCAATTATTCCTCCGAAAAGCAGGTATCTGTTCATTTTCCAGAGGATAGGGAGTGTGTGATTTGCGATGGGGATTGAATGAAGATCTTTGCCGGTCGAGAAGCGATTATTGAGGGTGATTTTTACACCTTAAGTGACGCTACTCACATATCCACAGAGTATTTTTATAAACCTTTTTCCATTTTTAATCCTTTTTAGATCCTTTTTAGGCGTCGCTGGAGCCAGTAGTGGCGCGGGCTGTAGAGGAGGCTGGTGTAAGATTTGCCCTCAATTAAATACGATCGGTGTAAGATTTGCCCTCAGAAGGTGTAAGATTTGCCCTCAAAAGGTGTAGTAATTGCCCTCAAAGTGGTGTAAAAATTGCCCTCACCATTTGAAGGATCACACAGGGTTATGAACAGAGCGGAATTAACAGCAAAAGCCGTCAGCCTGATTGAGTCAGCGACACCTATTAGTCGTAGTCTGGCACAAGCCAATGAGATCACGGAGGCTGCTTATCACCTGACTCGCGACCAAAAGCGACTGTTGTTTATTGTGGTGGGAAGACTTCGCTATGCTTCTAAGGATGGCGTTCTTGGTTCAGGTGCCTGTGAGTTGACGGTCAACGAATATGCAGAGATGTATAATTTGCCCTCTGCTGAAGCCAGCAAGGATATTCGTAAGGCCATTTCAGGGCTTAGCGAGAAGAAAGTTACGATATATAACCCTGATGAATCGACCGAATCAGAAGACAGTTATGAGTCTTATCCCTGGATGATTAAGGATGCCTATTCACCACGGCGCGGGACTTACATTATTCATCTTAATCCATATCTCATGCCGTTTTTTACTCTGCTTGATAAGAGATTCACAAGGCTGAATTTTACCGAAGTATCTCGCCTTACAAATCCTTATTCTATGCGGCTTTATGAGTCCTTATGCCAGTACAGGAAGGATGATGGAAGCGGCTTTGCCATACTTGGCGTCGAATGGATGCGGGAGCGTTATGGGTTACCAAAAAGCTATCAGCGGTATGCCGAATTTAAGAGAAGTTTTTTAACGAAGGCTGTAGCAGAGATTGAAAAAAATACAAAAATGAAAATAGTCTTCTCAGAGGTGACGGAAGGCGGCAAAGTTACCAGGATAAAATTTACCTATCAGCAGTCTTAAGGGCAATTTTTACACCCCTCTCAAGGTGTAGAATTTGCCCTTAACGATCGGCAATTGAGGGTAATTTTTACATCTTAATTGCATGTATCTTGTTATTAGCAAGTTGTGTTTTTATATAACGTATTGATATGTAAGGATTATGTAAAAAACGCCCTCAACCAATATCGTGCGTATCGTGCATTCTTATTGCGCTTTTTTATTATCATTCACTGTGTTAACTGATTGATATTATTGAAATATGTAAAGAATGCCTTCATTGCAGATGGATTGATGATGTAAAAAATGCCCTCAAAATTGCGCTACCTTCCCTACCCGCTATCGTTGAGGTCGTGGGTGCTGACGGGAAATGAGCAACCCTCCAGCACACATAATTAAAGCTATTCAGAATTTGATCACTCCACTCACAGCCCCCTTTAACGCGCTTGTAGCCATGCCAGCGGCACCGTTGACCAAAGCAGAAACACCTGAGCCTGCGGATGTGTATTTCTGGAAAGTGATTGGATATGACAAGAACTCTGACACCTGGTCTCGTGAGCGGGTGATTTCCCCAAGTTGAGTGGGGAATACGCGCATTTCCTCTTCCAGTTCTTTACCGCCATCCTGAGTTACCCGGTAGAGCCGGATCTTCATTAGATATTCAGGAGGAAGGTTTATTGTTCCGTCCGGGTTTGTCACGCGGGAACGACGCTCTTTGAACCAGTTCATGATCTTGCCGTCTTCGGTATCCCTTACGGTCATCGTGACTGGTCCGGCGGTGACGTAGGTTGGCTTGCTGAACTCTACGCTACCTATCACCTTGTTTTCTGTCTCGATATTTCCGCTGCTGTAGGTGATATCCTTCACGAACATATCGAAACCGTTCAGACCGTCCACTTCAACCGTCCACTGCCATCCCTGGGCGTAACGAATACGCATAGCGGCAGCAACAATATTTTTCCCGTAGGCAATATCGCTGCTGTAGTTCCCACTTACCCCGCCGCCGGATATTGCTTTATCCAGAATGTCGCTAATGAGGTTGCTGGTGAATGATTTTGTGTTAAATGACAGTGCGGTGGTCAACGTTCTGCCAACGCTGCTGAAAATACTCACTCTGCGCCTCCAGCGTTAAAAAATGGTAGCCCCCGGAATAATCGCCCGGTTTGAGGACATTTTTTCTTCAATCTCCTGAACGCGGGCATATAACGTGGCTTCATCAGGTAGATCTGAGTAGTCAAATTTCCCGTCGATGGACGCTCGACGCTGGCGGGCGACATTTCTGACATTGATAAGCGCCTCCAGGTATTCTTCCAACATACCAATGATTGCAGGCGGCACTTGCCATTCGTCCAGTTTTCTGTCGCGGAGATTAACCAGATACAGCATCCGAAAAGGCCATCGTTCTGAACCTGTCAGCTCTAATTCAATAAAGCCGGATAGTTCATCCGAATAGACCAAAAGGCCATTGCTGTCGGTGACGTGAACAAGGGATAGATAATCTTCCGGCAATGGGATTGCGGTGCCACCAGCTTTTTCGAGTTTTAGTGTCTTCACTACCCCGGCCCTGTCCTGATACGTGGTCAGCGCTTTAATCAGGAAGGCTTTCAGCGTGTCTTCTTCACGCACAAGCAGTGGGTTAAATCGCGTTTTAACGCTTTCTAATAATTCGGTTGGTGTCATCGTAGCCACAACTCAAATTCAGAGGAAATCCCGTCCGGAAGGACGGGAAAGAGATCACTCTACCCAGTTGTAAACAATACGCAGGGAAGGTTTCACGACTGCCGTTACGTCTTCGGAAGAGAAGTCCACGGCGTCGGAATACACTTTGCAGTGAGAGTAGGTACGAATCAGACCTTTGTGGTTGCCGCTGTTGGATTCAGCCGCTGCCTGGAAGGTGATATCAAGATACTCTTTGCCATAAACCATTTGTTTAACGGCTGCGAGTACATCCCCTTCGATTGTCTCAGAGCAGGTGACCTGGAACTCACCAGAGTTGCGCAATGGCCCGTGTTGGTTGAACTTCATGCCGCCGGGGGCATAATCCTCCACGTCTTCGCGTGTCATTTCCGGTAACTGAGTGGTACGAACAAGTACAGACAGGTTTTCGTAACCTTTAATAGTCATCCAGAATTCTGAACCAATAAGTTTTTCGCCTGCTGCCAGGTTTTTATTAAACCGGGATTTCAGGAAGGCGATATCGGCTTTTGTATTTGCAAAACCGGACATAATTACTCCTACACAAAAACAGATGAGATATTGCTACGGTTGATCGATGTATTACCGCTGCATTGCAGGGTTACCGTGTTATGAGTGAAATAGCCTTCTGGTGTGCGCGGGGCGTCCAGTTGGTAACTCACGCTTTTGATAACAACGTCGGTAAGGGCTATGTTCCTACCTATGTTTAACGTTACTGTCTCCGGGCGACGACCGAATGGCGCTACATTGTTCAGTTCCGGCGATTCCATCTTCAGCAATGCTGTAATGGCTGCGTTCACTTCAAGTTGCGCGTTCGTTGTCGCCATGAAATCAATTACCAGATTAAATTCAGGCGGTTGCTGACCTTCCCAAACAAGCATTGAGTTGAAGAGGGTTTTTGTTGTTACGCCGGTTGCGGTCTGAAGCGTATCTGCAAGAGAGCCAGCCGCAGCGCTAATACCACCAAGCAAACCTCCTACTGACTGGTTTTCAAATGGTGATTGCCACATTGATGATAGTTCTGCGGTAGATCCTTCACCGATATAACCGACGACCATATCCTCTGAAGAGAGGATATAAACCTTCATTAACGGACTTATTCCGTCAGGCATTATCGCGCCGCAAATCAAACGCTATTTCTCCCTGGTAGAGGCCACCTTTGCAGGCGGCCTATGTCACTTACAAACCGCGTTTTTTGCGAATGCGCATTGATTTTTTGCGGTTGATATTCGCTACGGATGTATGTGCTTTGCGGCGTGCTTTTTTCAGCGCCTGTTTTTGCAATGACGTCATGCGGCGAGGACGCGGGCGTTTACGGATGATGGTAACCTTGCCATCACGAACCACTTTTTTACGTACCGCTTCCAGCATTGCGCTATCACCACCAGCAACGGTGTAAATGGCAATAGCTGTTTCCATCATGTCGGTGTCGCTTTCGGAAAGAGCGTCAAAAACACGTTCGGCAGCTGAGTCATCTTCATCGTCGATCATTTCGGTTACATCGTCCTGATCAGCGCCAAGCGCAACAGCTGCATCAGCAAGAGCTGCGAGAGCATCGTTATAAGCATCGATTTGTTCATCGGTGAAATCGGTGCCTTCATCGATATCAGCCAGGCCAGCCATAGTGATTGCTAATGCATCAAATGAGTCAGCCTCCGGATCACCATCTTCAACCCAACCAGCAAGCATGGACGCTGCCAGGCTGCGCATATCACCTTGTGCACGGGATTCAACCGCTTCCATCATCGCGGTTTCAATGTCGTCTTTGGGCTTTGGTTGAGTGTCCTTTCCTTTCTGTCCTGCACTTTCCAGCATGGCGTTATCATTATTGTCCTGAGTGGATTTATCACCGCTTTCAAAGCAGCCAGAACCGAAAATCGCACGCATAAACGGATCAGCAGTATAATTTTTCATATTCAAACCTCTCTCCCCCGCATCATTTAGCGGGGGTTATAAATCAGCGCATCAGAATTGGCTTACCGACGATTCGGCGAGCTGTACCGGTCGGACAAACAGACCAGGCCACTTCCCACAGATCGATGTCCTTTTGGACAACCTGAACAACATATGGATCTTCACCCTGGGACTTGTCACGTGGAGTAACCAGCGCACCGGCTGCAACGTAACGGTCAAGCAATTCAGTCATTGCTTTCATTAGCGCTTCTTTGGTAATGCCATCCGGTTCGTGCTTAATCGCCTGAGCTACTTCATAGAAATCTCTGGCGATGGCGTTCATCAAGGAAGACACATGCTGGAATCGCAGATAGTTGTTTTTGCTGTAAGTTGTTAAAGAGTCGTCAATGTAAACGGACCCGTCAGCAGCAACTGAAACTGGATTAATGCGCGCAAGAACGAACGCTTCACGATCAACTGCACCGATATTTGGAATTCGGGCAATGTTCTGTCGATCAATAATCGCGCGTGATATACCTGCCGGTGCGTAATGCCAACCACCAACATCCGGTACCAGCGCCACTCCTTTTGCCTTCGCTACGAATGCGTCGCAGCTAATGCCATAGACGACATTCATTCCAGTGAAAGTATCTCGGCAGGAGAGCGGGAAGTAGTAACGGCTTGGTTGATGTGAGCCGCCAAAACTATGGCTTTTCGCTTCTGAAATAGCGTTTTCAGGTGTCTGGTTGCCCTTCAGGTCATAGAACATGTCTACGCGAACATCTTCAGCCAGCTTTTTGATTGCGGCTAAGGCGGATGCGTCATAACAACCCAATGACAGCAATGCGGTGTAATTAACCTCTGAAGCTTCGAGAACCTTTAATGCTTCCAGATAGTCTGCAGCGGCAATTTCGGACAGATTTCCATCAGTACCACCTTCAAAAGCCACATCCTCAAAAATGAGTTGAGCAGCGGATGCTTCTGCATTATCTGCCAGTACGGCACCAATGCGAGTGGACTGGCTTTCAAGCAGTGTCGGAATCCATGCTGGTTGGCCCATGTCGTTGGTGCCTTCTGGATTGAAAGACACTTGGTGGCTTTCCAGCACCTCAATGGACCCATCGGTTTTTTTTTCTTTCAGCGTCAGCGTAAAGAGTTCGCTTTCTTCATCATCGCGAGTTAGTGATAACGTGCGATTTTGAGATGCATCACCATCTTTGATGAAGAATAATGCCTTCTCTCCACCTTTAATCTGGGGCGTCTCTTTGGGTGTGAAGGTCACTGATTGAGTCGTTGCAGTTGGAGCAACACCAACGCTTAATGTGTCACCTGGATTTGCTGTGGTTTCAGTAGGTTCAACGGAAAGTTCTTTGCTCGCCTTTGCCGCTTTTGCTTTGCCCACAACGGAAACAGAAATACCCGGCACCTTCATGTCTTTAGCGCAAACTCGAACGACATATCCAGAGCCGCCTTTTACTGCACGCTCCACGTGGCGATATGGTTCAAATGCCGCGCCCAGGCGAGGGTGAATCGGTGAACCTAATACGCTTTGATAAGTCGTATCGTCAACTTTCAGTACCTTACCCGGTGCGCCACGACGCGATATTACAAGCCCAGCAAAGACGGATGCGCCACCGCTGGTATTGGTGAGGGTAGCGTCAGCATTTACTGACATTACAGCAACGCCAGCTGCCTGCCCTACCGAAAAACTAATCTTATTCATGCTGGTTCTTATCCTCTAAAGCGAGAGAACGAGGCAAGGCTGCCCACGGTTAATGGGCAGCCTCTGATCAGGATTCGCTTACCGTGAAGTTATCGCCTACAGTTACTTCTTTCGTAGTTGGTTCAACACTGACGGTGCTTACGCTTTTATGTGCCTCCCTAACAGTGACTGTGCACTGTGCGGTTTTATTGCCGTCATTTGTTTTGATTGTCAGCACTGCCTGCCCGGCCTTAAGAGCGGTACATGTAGTGCCATCAACCTGGACAATATCAGGGTGATCTGACTCAACAGTGAAAGATTTGTCTGTTGCGTCAGGTGGCGTGATAGTTACTTGAATGTTTGCCATTTTTTTCTCCTTAACGCCCCTTAATCAGGGGCGTGTTTTTGCCTTACTTCTGCTTTGTTTTTTTCTGTGCCTTTGAAGTGTTCGCGGCGATAGTTTCACCTTCATCTACGTCAAGTGACGTTGGTGATACCGACACGTTCGCCACCATCACTTTTTTTCGTTAACCTTGCCTGTCAGCATGTCGATAGCACCTTCTTTGGCACGAGTCAGACGCAGGCGGGTGAAGTAGTTTTCACCGTTGCGAGGATGTACTTCGTTGATGGCACTGCCCCAGAGAGTGGTACGGTTAACGAGAGACGGATTGGTTTCGTGAACGTAAGGGATTGCTGGGACTGCATCACCAGCAATCAGACCGGCTTTACCGATGCCTTCGCCACGCCCATAGAAGAAGATGTCATCCAGCCCGAAGTCATATCCCTGTGCCAGGAATTGCTCACAGACAGGTTGCGGCACTTCGTAAATACGAATCGTGCCAAACAGGGTGCCGATGTACTGTACATACGGCGACTGAACGTAACCTGGTGCGATCTGGAAGTGCTGTGGAGGCAGAGAGCGCAGGAAGTTCGCGGCGTCACTACCAGCAAAGCCGCCACGAATACCCGTTGTCAGGGTACGATTTGCCATTTCTTGAGACAGAGCGTTTACTGCGTGACGCAGGAGGCCGACCCAGGACTCATAGTTTTGAGCTTCCGGCAGAGCCACATCAAATTCACGACCATAAACGGTATGGAATACCAGGGTGCGCAGACGCATGATGTCGGTTTCATGGGAGATCCAGTTACGCATCGCGGAGAACTGAAGTGCCGCTAATTCAAGGCCGTGCTCACGGCTTAAATCGGATGCGGACATTACCGTGTGTTCGGAAGCAAGTACGTACTGGGACGGACGAACTTCGTACTTACGCATAGCCTGGTTGATCACCGGAATCAGGCTTGGATTGCGCTCGATGTTAATTTCGACCTGAACAGCAATTTCAGTACCTACTGGCGGAGCCTGGGTAAATGTAATGTCAATGACACCAGTGTCATAGGCAACTTTGGCAGTCGCTGAGAAAGTATTACCTTTGCTGTCTTTAGCATTGAAATAAAGGTTGCCATCGCCGTCGTCAACTTTGGACGGTTTGCGGTTGATCAGCAGTTTGTTATAACCAGCGCGAAGCGGGCAGGATTGTCCCTCAAATTTTTGGATGTTGAACTGGAAGGTTTTGGTGCTGCCATCCCCTTTAGTGGAAAGGGCATACAGGCGCTTCATTTGAGAATAAACACCAGCTGACTGCATATTCAGTTCGTCACCTTGGTTGAAGGTGCCGAATTTTGTGCCTGCTACGTTGACCAGTTCATAAATATTTGACTCGTCACGATCACAAGGAACAAAAGTACAGGCATCACTGGTAGCAGCGCCCAGAGAAGCAGGCAGAATTAGAGCAGCATATTGAGCAACTTTCATTACGCCGTCAGAGCTACGCATTGATTGCGCGACAGACTCAAACATTGCCTTACCCGTGCCTTCATGGGTATCACTGGCACATTCAGTCATCAGGCGTTCAAGAGCCATGTGTGCGTTCGCCAGGATGTCACTTGCCGGGTAATGACCATGTTGACGTTTATACTCATGCAGAGACATAGCCCACCCACCAGTGATCTGACGAGCGACCTCTGGATTTACGCCTTCAAACATAGGCACTTTCTGGATTGCTTTATCCAGGTTTTCCATCATTACTGCCTGGTCAGCAATCATGTTGCCTGCTGCATCGGTGGTCGGATCGACGGTCATAGCCATGACGCTTGCCGCCCGATTCATAATCTCGCGCTCGCGATCACGAGCTGGCTGAATGTTTTTATTCACGGTTAAGCCCTAAATTCGGGCGCGGCGTGAAGGTTCTTTTGACGGGCTAACAATACCTACTTTGTGATTTAGTCAATAGGTTTAGTAAAATAAAATATATTAACACGCATGTTGTTATGTGATTTAATTTTAGTTTTCTAACACAAATCATTAGAGTTATGGCGTATCGAATCTTTGTTTCGTATAAAAATGGCGCTAAGAGCCACTCTCTGAACACAACAAGTCGCTTTCTTGTTGAGGCGCAGTTGGCATCAATTCTTGCCGAAAGTGAGATACTCTCGCTCGCTGAACGGATCGTTATCCAGTTTTCTGGTAGAGATATACTCAATGTCCCCGCTCTCACCCCGGCCTCCGAAGTTATGGAATCAATTAAATGGCCTGTATGCGGATGTCCTGCCAGGGTTGAAGAACCGGTAACTGCAACGCTCTACATGCCGAAAGCTGTAAGAGATTGGCTTGCTATGGTTGGCAATGGGAAAGTCAGTGCTGGACTTCGCAAGTTAATTGAAATGGCAGATATTCCTGAGTTAAAAAATGCATGGCGACAATGAGTAAACAAGGGACAAAATGAGTCACGTTAACCCATCAAAAACACAATATCGCTTAATGCTGGCGATCGCGTCAGCTATACCAACCAGCCTGAATCCCCCGGCAGGCTATCCCACTGTTGTTGATGATTGTTTTCAGTATTACGGAGAAGACATCCTGAGCCAGTCAAAAGCGCTCAAGCAGTTATGTAAGGCAGGTATTCTTCACTGTATCGGAGATCCGGACGATTTTGTTGTTATGCTGGCGGATCGTGACTCTTTTCTACTGTCCTGGAAAGCTGGTGCGCGCGAAGCACGTTTGGGGAATGGTATTGGTTACATAGACTATAGCGATTGTCCGCTGGCATTTGCTGGTGGATATATGCATTGGCATGAGCGAAATAGGGGCCGTCAGCGTCAGTATCGTTTGAGTGACTTTAACGTCTGTCACGGTTTCGAAGAAGCTGACAGCCAGGACATCTGGCTTCAGGAGCCTTGATCCCCCTTCCCTTCCCAAATCTCCCTGTTTCTTTGGTTATTCAGTGCGTTTCGTTGGTTGCATTCGTCGATCGTGCTGAATAACTGTTCAGCGTATGTCGGATACTTGTTTAACAGCACTGGCGTGTCTTCTGGCACTAAACAAGGGGAGTAATCAATCAGATTTGCCTGCGGCCTGCTGGTGGCTTCTACGGTAATTTTCACTGGCACGCTGGTTGATGGCTTTTGCCCGTTCCCGCTGCATCCTGATAACGTCATCAGGCACACGCACATCGTTAATCCCAGCACGGCGTAACGCATTTTCAAGGCGAGTGATTTCATTCTGGCTTTCCTCCCGTTGTTTGATTAGGTTGGCATTCAGTTCTGCTGTTTTGCGCTGGTACTCCTTTTCCAGTGCTTTAATTCTTTCGTTTTCGGTCAGCATGGCTGAGCGAGCGTTCTCACTTAACTGTAATGCGGTAGAAAGCGTGTTGTTCGTGCTTTCCAGTTGTGATTTTGAGTCTTCAAGCGATCGGACATACCTGATGTGTTCGATAACTGCCGTCGTTGTTCGGTAAATTCCAGAAATGGCTAAAAGCGCAATTACAATCAAAATTATCTTTTTCAAAACCATCCTCTTCAGGTTCATTTTTGGTGTTAAACATGTGCCAATTCACATCCTTTTGTGTTCCTAAGTGGTGTTGCTATGGTTCCTTTTTGGTGTTCTTTTGGAGCGCATCGATAACGCCTTGTGGCATGATTAAACTGATTGCCGGACTCATTACTGCATCATCCAGTAGAGAACTAGTTAACGTGATGGCGACAGCGTTCTCTAAACCTTTGGTTGCCTGAGTGGTTGACGTTTTAATGCGACCTGTAAGGGCTACGACACTCTCACTTGCTGAGTTAATTTCGGAGAGTAAAACTTCGGCGGCTGTCACTGCTTCCCGTAAAGCATCAATTTCATCCTGAGTAATGACTGGAGCCTGAGCGCCCCCAGCACCACCCTGTCCACCATTGCTATTACCACCAGCGCTTCCAGCAGCTTCTATTTTTGCGTTAATGGCGTTCATGGCGGTTTTCAGAGCATCAAGTTTTAGCGCCGTCAATGCGTCCGTTAGAGATTGCGGAATGGAAACATTCCCCATTCCCTCAACAAGGGCGAAAGCAGGTATGGGGGTCAGCTCGTTACCTTTTGCGTAGCATTCCCAGCCAATCTTCATCTGTAACAGCTCTGATGGCTTGGTGTATGGGGAAAGAGAATCAGCCAGTAATGAAGACGCTTTGCTGGCCTCATTGAGCTGTTCAGAAAAGCCAAGCAATTGAGTAGTCCAGGCCGAAACAGAATCAGGATAGGTTTTATCGGCGAGAACTATTCCCTGTATGGCGCTGGCGAGTGATGAGGCTTTTACAGACGCTGCCCGGCTTATGGTTATAGATTCTGGTGTAGAGATACCGGCATCTGACAGAATTTTGAAGGCTTTAACTTCACCTATTGAATCAAGCATTATGCAACCTGAAAAATATCCTCGCCGTTGGCGATAACAGAACCACAAGAAAGCGGATCGCCTACACAGACAACTCCCTTTCCACCTATCGAAAACCATACTCGCGTCGATACAGCTGCCCCTGGATGTGCACTGTTACCGTCAGTGTGACTGGGAAACATGGCACCATCTACAACAATTGGCTTACCGTTAACGGTGAACCAGGGAACAGTTTCAGCTACCAGTCGCGGCGGAAATCCTCCGTGACCAGAACAAAGGGTGTCGCTGGTGGCTATTGCGCTCATTCTTCACCTCCGGGTTATCCTCCTATTGTCATCACTTTGTTATTTCATCATTCAAACTGAGAGTTAAATTTCGGAATATTTCTGTATTCTCACTTCATTCTCAAATAAATCTCACTGTCAGACCATAATTCATTGGGTGATTAAGATATTCTCAAAATGAACTCAATAATCACTCTTTTTTTATCTCTTTTGGTGTGGATTTTTGGGTGCTTCTCTTTTAAAATTGCATTTTGATTCTCAAATGTGTCTCAGAAGTGGAGCAAGAAGATGCGCATTTTTATCGATGATGGTTCAACCAATATCAAAATGCTGTGGGAGCACGACGGGGAAACTCGCACTCACATCAGCCCTAACAGCTTTAAGCGCGGATGGTCAGCAACATTTGGTGCGGGCAAGCCGTTTAACTATGTCATTGACGACGAAAAGTATTCGTATGATTTGATCTCGCCAGATGTTCTGCCGACGAATAACGTGGAATGGCAATACAGCCCGCTTAACGTCCTGGCTGTTCACCATGCCCTGCTGACAAGTGGCATTGAGCCGCAGGAAGTAGAAATTGTGGTCACGCTGCCTCTGGCGGAGTTTTACGACGACGACGCGCAATACAATCTCGATAACATCGAGCGCAAGAAAGCCAGTCTTATGCGCCCCGTCACGCTGAATAAAGGCAATGTGTTCACGATTAAGAAAGTTACGGTACGACCGGAGTCTATTCCGGCAGGAATTGGCCTGTGCGACAATCTGAACCCTGCCCATTCTGTTCTTATCGTCGATTTGGGTGGAACTACCCTTGATGTTTCAATGGTCGCCGGGCAAATGACGGCAGTTTCCCGTGTTTTTGGCGATTCGAATCTTGGTGTATCACTGGTCACCAGGGAAGTAAGGCAAGCACTTGCAAGGGCCAATACCGAAACGTCAAATTACAATGTCGATCAGCTCATTATTAACCGCCACGATGAAGATTATCTGAACGACAATATCAATGACCCATCAGCGATTGGTGATGTGAAAAAGGCCATTGCCGCAAGCATTGACCGTCTGCGTACCCGCGTTCTTGATGTGATTGGCGACTTTAAAGGATATACGCATGTCATGGTGATCGGTGGTGGCGCACCGCTGGTGGCAGATGCAATTCGCGAGCAAGTTAATATTCGTGATGACCGTTTCTTCGTGGCGGATGACCCGCAACTTGCTCTTGTTCATGGCCTGAAAGCAATCGGTTAACGAGGTAATGTCCATGTCTCAGGAACGTAAGAAAGTGATGATTTATCTTCGCCCAGAGGCTTATGCCAATGAAAAGGCGGCGAGCGAGAAGATAAAAAAACATAGCGATATGGCAAGAACCGCATTGTTGGCAGGGCTTGCGCTGGGAGAAGTCGATAGCAGGCTTCCAGGATTACTGGCTTCCCTGCTGACCGAAGATAATAATCCGGAGCTGATCCGAAAAATGCTGGCATCCTTCCTGGAACTACCAGCTGCGGTTGAGGAGCGCCCTGCCTCCATTGAGCCAGTGAAGGAGCAAGTTGTTGCCAAAAGCGCGTCGGCGCGCAATCTGGCTGACTCTCTACCTGATTGACAGAAGATGTGCTGGTTTAAGGCTGCAAATTGCAGCCTTTTTTATGCCTTAATGGTGCCTAATTGGTGTTAATCTGGCACCGGTTAGGTGCTGTTATGGTGCAGTTTTGTATCTGGTTCCAATTTAGGGCTGATTTCGTGTTAAACAGGATGCAACAGAGGGCAAATTTAGAATGATTAGTGTTATACTTTTGCAAAGCATAATGACTCCACTATAGAGCCAAAACCGCATCAATAAGACTTCTGTTTGGAGCCAGTTTGATACCAAAATAACACCGAGGAACGGATATGATTATATTGGTAGTCAGCCAAAAAGGTGGCTGTGGAAAATCAACCACAAGCGTAAACATCTGTGCGGAGCTTGCCCGCGCAAATAAGGATGTAGTGTTACTAGATGCAGACAAGCAAGGAACAGCTGCCCGCTGGGCAGCTGACCGTAACACGGCAGAGGTTTCTCCTGTAATTCATTGTGTCCAGAAGTTTGGTAATATTCGAGAAACACTTCTCGATCTGGATAAGCGTTATGAATTTGTAGTTGTTGATACAGCCGGGCGCGATAGCAAAGAGATGCGTACAGGCATAACCGCTGCAGATATTGTGTTGGTCCCATTCAGACCATCTCAACCAGATTTAGACACGCTGGCACACTTTGTTGAAGTGTTTGAAGAGGCTTTGGACCTGATGCCTAATCCTAGCATTAAGGCGTTCGCAGTCTTAACAATGGCCCCATCCAATCCGGTTGTGAATGAAACCAATGAGGCCAAAGAGTACCTGGCTGAATATCCGCAACTGAAGTTGCTGAAAACCATCATTCGTGATCGTAAGGTTTACCGCGATTGCATGGCTGAAGGGAAGGGCGTTGTTGAGATGGACAACGGGAAAGCTAAAGGTGAAATCCAGATGTTGGTTAAGGAGTTATTAAGTGATTAAACCTCGTAAATCGGTAAAAGCCCCCGAAGTAAAAGACCCCGATCTTGAACGCCGAATTGAGGATTTTGCAAGTAAGGCTGATTTGGTGCCGGGTGAGCAACCAGAAGACAACAAAGTGCTCGATAAGGACGCCCCACGTGATTTTAAATCTATTCGTGTTGGTTTCAATGAATACGAGTACCAGGTACTTGATGCGTTAAGTAAAAAGCATAATCGCAGCAAATTGAATATGATCCGCCATGCTATCCTCATGTTAGCGGAGTCTGAGGAAGCAAAATAAAGTCTTTCAGGGTGGTTTTAGAACTTAAAAAATCTTGAACCAAAGATGCACCAATACACCACTAATTTGGTGCACCTTTACATCCTTTTTGGTCCCAATTGTGTACCATTTGTCATTAATTTACTTATGCGCAAAAGTGGGCTTCATGAAAAAGCTCATTATTGAAATAACGATAGAAAGCAATTTCTAATCAACTAGTGGTTGTCAGCCTATTCGGCTTATAAGATCATACGCTGTTATACGTTTTTTACGCTTTGAGGAATCCACAATGAGTGAGGCAGAAGCCCGCCCGACTAACTTTATTCGTCAGATCATCGATGAAGATCTGGCAAGTGGTAAGCACACCACAGTACATACCCGTTTCCCGCCGGAACCGAATGGCTATCTGCATATTGGTCATGCGAAATCTATCTGCCTGAACTTCGGGATCGCCCAGGACTATAAAGGCCAGTGCAACCTGCGTTTCGACGACACTAACCCGGTAAAAGAAGATATCGAGTACGTCGAGTCGATTAAAAACGACGTTGAATGGTTAGGTTTTCACTGGTCTGGTAACGTCCGTTACTCCTCCGATTATTTTGATCAGCTCCACGCCTATGCTGTTGAACTGATCAACAAAGGCCTGGCGTATGTTGACGAACTGACGCCGGAACAGATCCGCGAATACCGCGGCACCCTGACGCAGCCGGGTAAAAACAGCCCGTACCGCGATCGCAGCGTTGAAGAGAACCTGGCGCTGTTCGAAAAAATGCGTGCCGGTGGTTTTGAAGAAGGTAAAGCCTGCCTGCGTGCGAAAATCGACATGGCGTCGCCGTTTATCGTGATGCGCGATCCGGTGCTGTACCGCATTAAGTTTGCTGAACACCACCAGACTGGCAACAAGTGGTGCATCTACCCGATGTACGACTTCACCCACTGCATCAGCGATGCGCTGGAAGGTATTACGCACTCTCTGTGTACGCTTGAGTTCCAGGACAACCGTCGCCTGTACGACTGGGTGCTGGACAACATCACCATTCCTGTTCACCCGCGCCAGTACGAATTCTCGCGCCTGAATCTGGAATACACTGTGATGTCCAAGCGTAAGCTGAACCTGCTGGTGACCGACAAGCACGTTGAAGGCTGGGATGACCCGCGTATGCCGACCATTTCCGGTCTGCGTCGTCGTGGTTACACTGCGGCTTCTATTCGTGAGTTCTGCAAACGCATCGGCGTGACCAAGCAGGACAACACCATTGAGATGGCGTCGCTGGAATCCTGCATCCGTGAAGATCTCAACGAAAATGCGCCGCGCGCAATGGCGGTTATCGATCCGGTGAAACTGGTCATCGAAAACTATCAGGGCGAAGGCGAAATGGTCACCATGCCGAACCATCCAAACAAACCGGAAATGGGTAGCCGTCAGGTGCCGTTTAGCGGTGAGATTTGGATCGACCGCGCCGATTTCCGAGAAGAAGCTAACAAGCAGTACAAACGTCTGGTGCTGGGTAAAGAAGTGCGTCTGCGTAATGCTTACGTCATTAAGGCTGAACGCGTGGAGAAAGATGCCGAAGGTAATATCACCACCATCTTCTGTACTTATGACGCCGACACCTTAAGCAAAGATCCGGCAGATGGTCGTAAAGTGAAAGGCGTTATTCACTGGGTGAGCGCGGCACATGCGCTGCCGGTTGAAATCCGCCTGTACGATCGTCTGTTCAACGTGCCGAACCCAGGTGCTGCGGATGATTTCCTGTCGGTGATTAACCCGGAATCGCTGGTGATCAAACAAGGCTTTGCTGAACCGTCGCTGAAAGAAGCGGTAGCGGGTAAAGCATTCCAGTTTGAGCGTGAAGGTTATTTCTGCCTCGACAGCCGCCATTCTACGGCGGAAAAACCGGTATTTAACCGCACCGTTGGACTGCGTGATACCTGGGCGAAGTTAGGTTAATAGGTATTTCGCCACATGAAAAAGTAAACGCCGCTACTGCGGCGTTTTTTACTTCATTATTGCAATTATATCGTTAGCAACTACACGTGTTGACGCCTTGCAGGAAACCGACCGTCTGGCTGCCATATGATGTACTTTAAACCCGTTTCCTTCATATAGTTCACGGATGTTTGGTGCACCACTATTTGTAATCACTACCTTAGCGCCGCGCTGGTGGGCTTCCACCAATAGAGATACCAGCCGTTTCTGTTCGTCGAAACGGAAGCTATTTCCTGAATAACTGGTAAACCCTTCTGTATCCGGCAGCGGTTCATACGGCGGATCGCAAAAAATCACATCTCCTTCACCAGCCGCCTCGATGACGCCAGCAAAGTCACCTGATACAAAGGACGTGTTTTTGAGTACGTCATCAGCCAAAAATGCCTCCATCTCTGCATGTGGGAAGTAGGGCGCTTTGTATTTGCCATACCCCACGTTGAACTCGCCATTTTGGTTGTACCGCGTTACGCCATTAAAACAGTGCCGATTAAGGTACAAAAAGGCGGCAGCATGATGTAGCTGGTCATACTTTCCTCTGTTAAATGCCTCACGCACTTCGAGGTAAGCGTCAGCGTTGTTGTAATTTTGGAAAAAACTATATGACAGCGTGACGAGCGAATGTCCTTCTCGCTGCAATGTCTGATAGAAGTTAATCAGGTCACCGTTAATATCATTAAGCAGGTTGTGGCGAAATCCTGCATTCGTAAATACAGAACCGCCACCAACGAACGGTTCTATTAACCGCTTGCCGTGTGGTAGATGCTCAAGCACTGTAGGCAACTCTGAGAATTTACCGCCTACCCATTTGAAGATCGGACGCTCATATTCATCCGGAGTCCGGAGTTTTCTTGTGTAGGTAATGGTATTTATTGTTTTTGGCTGTTTAGCTTCCACAGTCGCAAGAATGCGACACCCAATCCATTGCATAACAGGAACTGCCATGCTGTTGCCAATCGCTTTGTAACGCGGCCCGTCAGCAGCGAGCATCGCGGCCTCTTCTTCGCTTAAATCTGGATAGTGATTGCGAAGGTATGCCAGTTCATCTGAGGAAATTGTTTTACGCTTTTCCGTAGGGATCAACGTATGCCCATCAGGAAAACCTTGCAGCCTTTCACATTCGACAGGGGTAAGACGGCGGACAGCTACTTCTGCGTTTCTTACTTCATAGCAAACGGCTGTTGGATTTTGAGCCATTAGAGATGGTGAAGTATTCTTAGTTGCAGCATGTTGTGTACCGCTCATACGCTCAGGAAAAGCTAATGTAACAAGATGCTCATGGCTTTCTTGCTCACGCGCCCGCAATGTACCATGCCCCTCTGACCAAAAACCTGCTCCTGTGCTGCTAAAAACGGCAAGGTCAGTGGCATCTTTAAAGTCTCTTGCCTTTACTGTCGATGCGGTTTCATCGTCAATATATTCCCCAAATGCCGCCATCCTGAAAGCGTTTACGGCTTTCGTCGATTTCATACCGGGGGGCATGTCAGCGTGTAGGCATGGATTTAGGCTTTCGCCACTGATTGCAGCGCCATTTGCAATAATGGCGGAAGCGATTTCCTTCTTTTTTCGGCTCGGCGCAATATTCCGGCGCACGCCTTCGAACTCAAAAAGTATCGTTGCGGGATCGAGGTCTGTTCGAGCACTTGCGACAACAAACACGCGTCGGCGTCGTTGCGCCACTCCGAAGTATTGGGCATCAAGGATTCTCCAGGCCACTTTTCGCTGCGGTCCATAAATACAACCACACTGCGGCCACTTTGGAGCATGGCAACTGGTTTTGACATCCCACCGCCAGAACGCGTTACTTTTTCGCGATTCAGGTCGAGCACCTGGTTCGAATGGCGCATCTTCTCCAGCCAATCCGGCAAGGAAACATCCGAAGGCGTTATCTGCCGATGACAAGACTCCTGGGACATTTTCCCAGACGATAACGGCTGGTTTGAGAAATGACTCAGCCCGTTTGTCGTCAATTGCATTTGCAAGCTCCACATACTTTAAAGTTAGCGCGCCACGCTCATCATCAAGCCCACCACGTAATCCAGCGATACTGAATGCCTGACAAGGTGTTCCCCCGACGAGCACATCAGGGGATTCGATTTCCCCAGCCAGGACTTTTTTGGCAAGTTTTGTCATATCGCCAAGGTTGGCGACATGGGGCCAGCGGTGCGCAAGAACGGCAGATGGAAAAGGCTCGATTTCAGCAAACCACGCCGGACGCATACCCAACGGTTCCCAGGCAATGCTCGCTGCTTCAATTCCACTGCAAACTGAACCATATCTAAGGTTAACGTTCTGCTTCACCACCAACGGCCTCCACTAGCGAAGTGAACATCGCGGATAATTCAGCAGTAAACAGGATAAAGTCAGCGTCAAATCGTTGCGCAACATCCTCTCGATCAATATCGTCGTTCTGGTCGTACAATTCGTCGCTGAACGACAAAGCCTTGATACTCATATCGTCATTCAGTCTGAAAAATGCACGGTCTTGCCAGTTAACCGCAACTGTGGTTGCAACCTTACCAGCTTCTATATGACTCATGATCTCGTCGGATAGCAGGTCCACTTTTTTGCAGCGGACCGCGCCGCCATCATCAAGCAATGCTTTTAAGGTCGCTTCCTCACCGGCACGGAAACCGTTCGGGAAGCCATTTTTAATCCAGCCAGTGATGGTCAGTTCTAATGGGTCTTTCGGAGAGAAGGGGACAACGGGCAAGCTGCCAAGCGATTTCCGTAACAAAGCCAGCTGATCCTCTGCTTTTTTAGCACTGCTGGCCTCGACAAAAACCAGATGATTGCTTCGGTCTATCAGGATTTTAGCTACTGATTTTCTCGTGAAAGCGCGAGGAAGAAGAGAGTGAAGCACTTCATCCTTCAGCGAATCTTTTTCGGTCTTCTTCAGCTTTCTGTCTTGCTCTTCTTCAAGTTTCAGGATTTTTTTCTGTAACTCTTCTTTGAGTACTTGAGAAGGTAGGATTTTTTCCTCTCGTTTATGCTGCATCAGAAGAAAACCCTGGTATTCATGGGTGAGGTTGTCGCCAAGAACGGGGGTCCAACCAGCTTTAGCCATATCCTGAGAACCGCATGGGGTAAACACAAACTTGCTAAGGGCTGCATTTACTTCTGCAGTATCCCAGCTAACTTCGCGTGAAAGACGATAGATGAAGATATTTTTGAAAGCGACTGATCTCATGTCTCACCATATGTGTTAGAAAATACATATTAATTATCTAACACAAATGGGTGCATTTTCTATCCTTTCTTGAAATCGAAGTTGCTAGCAGTGGCCTGAAAGGTTCCTCCTGCCTTGAAAGCTATGTCTCCGTTAGCGGTGACAGCAATATTTTCCCCTTTAACATTGATGTTGTTGGCTGATTTGACGTTAACACTCCCTCCTGCATTCACGATTACATCAGCCGGACCAATGATATATATCTGCCCGGACTCATTCATGCCAATCCTTGAGCCTGCAGCCGTATTGGCAATTTCATAGCCGCCACCAGCAGTTCGTACTTCAAGAATATTGTTGCGGTGAATAACGAAGTCTTTCGTTGCTGAGATTTGGGGGCGGGGAGGCGCTCCATCTACTTCCGGCGGCGTCCAGCCGTTGCCTTTGCCAGATGCTTCTGGTGCAACGTTTGGAATTCCTCCCGGTGCATCCTGAGCGGCACCAACTATCATTGGGCGTCTGGTGTCTATTCGACCGTTAACATCTAAATAAGGAAACTCTACCCAGACCAGGTCACCTTTGACTGTGGGTACAAAAGCGTTTCCGATGGGTAACAGGTATTCCGCCCAGGGTAGATCGTCATCAGGAACGCCATTCCAGTCAGGTAAAACACGGACTTGAGCACGCATAAGCCCTGCCGGGTGCACAGTTCCAACAATTTGCGCTCTACGCTTCATTTGTTCGGCACTCCCAATATCATTCGTGTTGTGTAGCCTACGCGGTCTTCAAAGTGCGCAACATTTTTTACTATCAGCTTACGGGGCATTGATTCATCAATGCGGTTTTCCTGGTCATAGCGGTATACGATAATCTCTATCACCATCCCCGGTTTTATATCAGGATTGCCTGCGACTTCTATATCCATTTTGGGGACGAGAGACAGCTGCATATTGCGAAGAGTTTCCATATCAGAGTCGGATATATAACGCACTGGGAGTGAGCTATCGCCATATTCGACGTAGCCATCGGTCATGGAATACCCAACAAAACGATATTGATTCTTTGCTGTTGTCGCATGTTCCTGTTGGAGTAGGCGCATTTTGGACAAAGTGTATTCTGCTTTAGGGTTATTCCCCTCGTAGGTAAATGATGGCGTTTGCTTCATCAGATCAGCCAGGGTGTAAAAGTTAAATTCCCCCCGGCATACCCAACATAATGCACCTTTGTCTCGCGCTATCTCCGAAAGCATTTTTGACGGTTTGTCACCGGCATTCAGATGATATGTAACTGCGCGTTTTAGCACGCTGCTGGTAATTTTAAGCTTGCCGGAATATGCCTTGAATATAGCGTCTGGTGTTTTGTTGGTATGTAAATTTGTGCGCGGGGAGGGGATCTTAAACCTGCGCACGTCTTCACTGACAGCAATAACGGTAACAACATCACCAGCCAGCATTGCAGACGTAACAAAGAAATCTGTTTTAAAAGTGCCTGCATTACCGTTTGGATCGCCCATTTCAGCCACCAGCGATGCACCGTATTTGGCTTTCCAGTCATCAATTACGGTGCCGGTAGCGTCATGAATTTCCAGTTTTAGCAAAGGGGCTTTGAGGCTGGTTTTTTCTACATATACTGCGGTAAAAATCCAGTCTCGTGGCACTTTGTTATCGTTAATGAGCACTGACTGTAGAAAATATTGTTGTAACTCCTGGGCCACTTATCACCCCATAGATATCGAGGTTTCGGTAATAATACGTTTTGCGTCCAACTCCCATGCTGTGATCACGTCTGTAATCACACTTATCGGCGCTTGTGTGGCATAAATACGCTCTTCTCCAATTGGTGCTGAAACATCCGTAAAGCCGACTTCTTTGGCATCCTGTATCGAGCAAATCAGCGGGACCGGGACACGAACAAGGTGAGTGGTTGCTTCAAATTGTGTACCTGTCATCAGGCGAAGCCGTGCGCCCAGCGAATTACACATCAGACTCATGGTCGCTTTATCAGTTGCCATTAACGTAACGTCATACGTCAGAATGGCCTGGGTGTATTCCAGTTCTGCTAAAGGCATTCCGGTATCTGGTTCGCAAAAACTGGCTACTTTTTTGCGGTCAATCTGCTGATCATCGTTGATATAATTGATATCCATAGTGCGTGAGATATTGACCAGGGGGAGAGCATCCCGGTTAATGTTCTGGTTTTCAGGTTTTCTCCCTTGCCCGGCATTTGCGCGACGAACTGCTTTAAGAAACTCGATCGCATTGTCGAAACGGGCCATATAGACACGCTCTGCTGGTGGACGATTCAGGAATGACGCAAAGCGTTTTTCTTCCGGCGCGGGGGCCACCAGTAAGATATCAGAAAAAATGTTGCTGATTAGCGTCGCAAACGCGTTATCCACGTTTTCAAAGCCCGTGGTCTGGAATTTTCCTGTGCGTAAGGTTTGCCATTCACCGGTTCGCGCCAGGAGGGTTTTATTTGAAGTCATTCGATCACTCCGTTTTGAGTCGTATCAAAATTTCTGGCAGGTATGCAGTAGTAAAGCGAACCAACATGCTGTGTGCCGTAGCTAAAAATACGGTGCACGTACCACCAGCGGCGGGCTACGCCGTTTACCATCTCTTCATTCCATTCAAGAATTGAGCCGACGGGGACGTTATTTGCTGCAATACGCAGAATCAGAACATCATCGGTTAAGCCATCCTGCTCACCGTCTGCGTCAATCGCATGGAAAGAGTCACGCCCGTCAGGGTTATCCAGCACATAAACGATTTCAGGTTCCTGGTAAGTCAGTTCGCGTTGGTTGTTATCCAGTTCAGTGAATGACTCTTCTCCTGTTTCGTCGCTGACTACCCCATATGTGCCAACATCTGGTCGATATAAGAGAGCCTGAAACGCGTCTGGGCTGGATTCAATAATCAGCATCCAGTCTGCGCGGATTTGGTCGTTAAAGGCTTTATGCCCGTTATAGCGTGCTTTTAACTGTGGAGTCGGTTCTCTCCCAGCCAGGGAAGATGGAAGTATGGCTATATCTGATTCGCCAGCATCCGAAGTAAGGCCACCGTTGCTATCAGCAAAATTATCATGGCTATCAGCTTTGGCGGCGGGTTGCTCTTCCAGAATGCTGAATGAATCCGAACCGGTATTGCCATGTTCCGGCGCGCCTCCTGCATTCGCTTCAATCGGTGCTGGCGTTTCTCTCTGCGTGCTGTCATGTTCTGACTCCTTACTTGCCAGGTTTGCATCGTCAGCAAACCATTCGTCAAAACGGCCCATAAGCATCCTCAAAGGTCGATCTGTCAGGTATCGAAAGGAAGATTTTCGGGAGATTGTGATTTTGGATGAAGGAGGGGGAATTCATAAAATGCACTTGCGCACAGTGCAACAGTGCGCTATAGTTATGGCATTCGGTAATCATCACGGAGGATCAAATGACTAATGACCAAAAAAATTAACATAAAGGATTTCAGGGATGCGTGGCTTGATGATTTTTTTGAATTTTCAACACCACATAGAAAGATACCTCCTGATATTCATATGACATTGTCACGGAAGTTGGACATTATCAATGCCGCAACTACCTGTAAGGATTTAAGATCACCACCAGGTAATCGGTATGAGGAACTGTCAGGGAAGCTAAATGGCTATTCATCAGTAAGGGTGAATAAGCAATATAGGTTAATTTTTAAGTGGGTTAACGGAAAGGCCGAGGACTTGTATCTCGACCCTCACAAATACTAAAACAGATACCCGGTTACGGACCGGGTTCTGACCAGAGTCCACTTAATACGCACGCTAGTAAGGGCAAAAAATGAAACAGGCAACCAGAAAACCGACGACCGTAGGTGATATCCTGCTGTACGAATACCTGGAGCCGTTAGAGCTGAAGATCAACGAGTTAGCAGAAATACTTCATGTTCATCGTAACACCGTAAGTGCTCTTGTTAATAATAATCGTAAGCTAACGATGGATATGGCATATCGCCTGGCAAAAGCATTCGATACTTCTGTAGATTTTTGGATTAATCTCCAGACCGCAGTAGACCTGTGGGAAGTCGAAAATGACATGCGCGTTCAGGAAGAGTTAAGTCGTATCAATACTGCTGAAAAATTTATTTCTCAGCGGAACCTGAATAAAAAAGCAGCCTGATATAGTAAAACACATACAAAAAGCCCACTTAACAAGTGGGCTTTCCTTTGGAATTAATGAACATTAAAACTATCCGTACAGAACAAGATTATGAGGCCGCACTGCGTGCGGTAGAACCGATGTTCGATAACGAACCGGAAACGAACACCCCGGAAGGTAATTTCTTGGAGGTTATGTGTCTTCTCATTGAGGAGTACGAGAAAAAACATTACCCAATTGAGCCGCCATCACCTATTGAAGCCATTAAATCCCGTATGGAATAGCAAGGGTTGACCGTGAAGGATCTGGAACCGGCGATTGGTAAGTCAAATCGTGTTTACGAAGTGCTAAATGGGACACGAAATTTAACGTTACCTATGATTCGTCGTTTACATTCCCAGTTTGGCATTCCTCTTGAAAGCCTAGTTGGTGTTTAAGTTTGGCAGTCTGGAGGGCCGATTTTACATAAAATCAAGGTTTAAATATTTGGTGATTATATGAGCACTGATTCATCAATAGAAAAGGAAAATGAAAAATCATCCGCCCAAAATCTGATAGAAGATGCTGTAAAAGATAAGTTGTTTAATAAGGTTTTTGCCTACATTTTTATTTCATTTTTAATTTCTAACTGGCGAGATATATTTATATTGTTGAAGTCAAAAGATGATGTTATGTATACATTATCTATGGTGTTTGTTGGGGAAAAGATTCCATTATTTGGGAATGTTTTTGTACCCTCATTCGTAGCTCATTTTGTCTTGCCTTTTATTTATGGTGTTGTGGCTTCAATATTAGCCCCAATGTTAACTTTACTAATTTCTATGGTGACTGGCACAATATACGCTAAATTGAGAGAGATAGATAAAATTGAAGACAAAAAAGAACAAGTAAGAAAAATTAACAGAGACATTAATGATCTTACTAAGAAACGGAAAGACGTTGAAGAGCGTCTTGAAAAAGAAAAAGAAGAACATGAATCATTAAAAAGAAAGGTAGAAGAAGTTAGGGAACAGATTGAATGTGTGGATAGCGATATCCGTCATGTTATTAAATTATATAGAGAGAAAGGTGAGAGCTTAAATTCGTTGGATGATTTTTATGAATTTTTTACTGCCGTGAAAAACTCATCTTTTCGTTCGGGTGATACAAATGACAGGGAGACACTTGAGGAGATTCTCTCAAAGCTTTCTGATTCACTTGAAAAAATTAAATGCGATGCTAATAAAAAGGTGGGATAAACCCACCTTTGTTAATTTTTTATGTACTCCATGAACATTTTTTCAGCTTGTGCTGGTGGTGTTCCAGCCATGACAAGCGCATCAATGAACGCCTGCTTCTTCAGTGCGAACTGATCGGCAAGGCGTTGCTGAAGTTCCTTATTTTTCTGTTTCTCACGTTGCAAGGCCGCTTCTTTTGCAGCCGCCCGTTTTTTCTGTGCGTCTGACAACTTTCTGGCCCTGGTCAATTGGTCACGTAGCTTGTCGATATTGCCGTTGTCCTTTGCCAGTTTTGTACTTAAAGCTGCCTGGCGCTTCTGATAGAGCCTCCATTCGCGTTTGGCGGCTTCAACGTTTGTTTTACTGCTTCGATTGCGATTAAACTCCTTCTCGTCTTCTTTTGAGAAGTGTTTGGTTGTACGGCGGCGATCGTCACCAAATGCAATTTGCGTTGCAGCCTTTTGTAGCGCACGAGCAATACTCATTTGCCAACTGGCGGACTGTAACCGCGTCATTGAGTGGATCACGTGTTTACAGGCGACGCCTTGCAGCTTCGGGTTGCGAACTTTTGGATAGGCGTATTCTTTTGGCGGGGCCAGGGCAAAGTTACCCGCAGTAGCGATGTAACGATACCAGTATTGATGACGACCACAGTCACAATCGAAAGACACTCGCCCGGCGCACAGTGATTTAGTGATTTTGAGAGCTGATTTATCGTCTTCTGCGATGTCATCGACCATCTGATCCCATTCTTCAAAGCGTATCCGGACGATATGGTGCTGGTGGACGGATATATCCGATGCTTCTACGCGGATATTAATCACGTTGTGGCGAAGAGATACGGGGGTAGCTCTTTTGATACCAGATCCGTCATCCACGGCGTTATTTGCACGCTTAATATCGATTGCCTGGCTGGATGCCACCAGCTGGGCGTATGTGATGCCAGCCGTCTTGCTGTCATATTTTTCGCGTGTTTTACTCCGTAGCTTTTCGAAACCTTTCAGGTCGTCTCGCGTGAAGAACGTGCCGCCTTTTTTCTTCCCTAACTTGAGAATATCTTCGGCGGATTTGTTCCTCAGTCCACCTGGCGTCAGCGTCCGGTGAGCTTGTCGGCGCTTACGGGTTTGTTCTTTCCTGATAATCTCGAATATACGCGTGAAGTCCTTAGAGGACAGACCGTCAGTGATATAGCGCCCGTCCTGGTTTTTCAGGAAATCAGGCATTTTCTATCTCCGGTTCCGCGCTTGCGTAATCACGGATCTTGTTCCTCAGCCATGCCACATCAGGAAGAGTTAACGTGGTCCCTGCGGGCATTTCTTCCATTTCTGACTCATGGCCCACCAGCACCCGGAATACCCAGCGCAAATCTGCATTGCCATACGCCCTGTAGGCTGCAAGGTCTGAACGATATACTTCATCAATCTTTATCGTGTACTGGAAATTATCAGAGTGATACTCCGATACCCGCTTAATCATTTCCTGGTGAAACAGCGCACGAAAAATATCGTCTTCAATGTACCTATCGTCGAGTCTGCTATAGCCCATAACAAAGCCTCTCAGTCATAACCTGGTGGAAACTGTATGCAGGGTGTGAAATGCGAGAAACAGACAGGCCACCAGTTCAGGGGGATGTGGTTCATAAATCCCCTCACTGGTGACAAGTGACTTTCATTAATCTTTATGCGGGGGCCAGCTTCATTTGCTGGCATTAGATTAAAAATTAAACGGAGTGAATGACATGGATGTTATCTTCGAATTATTAATGCTAATTGATCTGTTTATGAACGCTTCATTGACCACGCAAATACTGGCGTCAATATTTTTGTTACTCTTCTACCTGGTATTGAGGGAGTTAACAAAGCTACTAATGTGATCAAAGTATCACGGTATCTTCATCAACTTCTTTCCCAGCCAGTGACTTTGGCTGGGAGGTGCCTGCTTTAACTTTTTCATGCCCAATAATGGACAGGAACGAAGCGAGTATGCCTGTTTTTTGCTCTTTCTCGACTGTACCGATCATCTGCTCTACGTAATCCGCACTGGCAACGTTGTGGTATACGGTCGCGTAGCAACACAGGACCATCAGAATATGTTCCGGCCTGATATCCTGCCAGTTCACCCGGTAGACTTCTTCTCCGTTACCGTTGTATTCGGTGTCAACGATGGAGTCAGGGATTTCGAAAGCACCTTTGTTATTTTGCGGCAGGGATAATAGCTTCTGGAGTTTTAACTCTCTGTATCTTTCCATCCCGACGATGATTGCTGCTCTGCCATCGGCATGACGGGTCTTGAGAGTCACCTGGCTTGCTCCGGTGCCAGCGGAGATCGTTGGCGTTATTTCGTCTACCAGTACCTTAAATTTGCTTTTCCGCAGGGCTGCTATAGCTGGAGGAATTTTTTGCTTTTGCTCCAATGCTGACGCGGGAAGGGGTTTTACTTCGTTAATAATGAGAGCACCGTCTTTCAGTATTGCAGTGAGCATTTGAGGCTTGCTGGTGGTCAGGCTGAATATTGCGATCTTTTCCATTGTCCTTCCTCCACGGATGACGGATACAAAAAAAGGCCGCACATGGCGGCCTGCTTTGGCGTTATGACTCCCTACCGCGCTTCGGCTGAAAGTTAATCGTCAAAAGAACCTTCAACGGGAGCCGTTAGCGCGATGGATTATGTGCAGTTTGTGATTTCCAAAATAGTGTCAACCACTTTTTGTGGATTTTATTTTTTGACCGAAATTTGGCCTAAATCATGTTGATGTAGTTGATTGTTTTTGTAACATAAAACTTCATTTTGTTTACATGAAGGACGGTGTAGTGAAGTTAAGGGTTTTAGGGACCGCGCTCGCGGCTATGTTGGGATGCGTATCTGTTAATACAGCCAATGCAACTGCGTTACCTGCACAATTCAGGGCAGGGCAGCAGGTTATGAATAACGCTGGTGGGGATCATTCACAAGCGGCAATTATGGACTTTTGCAAGAGAGAGGGCATTCCATTACGGCCTGTTGGAACTCAGTTTATTGGTAAAACTGACTTTTGCGTTTTTGCATATACAGCATATCTGACGGACAAAGCTATAACAAAAACAGGTTATTCAACCAAAGATACTCTTTCCAGATTAAGTCAGGGATGGCAGCAATTCGAAGTGTATCGCCAGCAAGGATTAGGTGAGTTATTACAACCACTTTTTATGCTTGCGTTGGTGCCCGAGGGGCAGCAATTTTTGGTTAAAAAGGGAATGCTTCGCCAAAGTGATATTGCCGGGTTCGATAGCATGATGGCTTATGAGCGCAAACTAACCGAGCAGCGAAATAAAAAACCATCTGCTTCATGTGTGCAAAGTAAAACAGCAGAATACAGTGCAGTAGCCGGGCCTTTAGCCAAACAAATGGCAGAGCAATGGTGTAAAAAATACGGGCAATAAGTTACGCAGCGGAGGCAGAATTGAAAAGATTGGCTATTGCTTTACTGGCGTCTTTCCCTTTGATCGCGAGCGCCGGAAATTTACAAGTTAAGTGCGGTCGGTTTGATATAAAAATCTATCCAGATGCCATATTTCTGAATGGGAATAAGGTTGATAACGCACACCGAAAAACTGAATCTGACGTAATGAGCTATGTGTTCCAGGAGTATGCGGAGATGGGGGGAACTTACACGCTGTACTCGCTGGATGTTCCTTCTCGCGGTGATATGACATTATCCCATCAATGGCAGAACGCCGATGGCGAAGCTCTGCGCGAGGTTAAAACAGAAAAATGTGGCACTTTCCATTCTTTTAAAGGGAAAGCGCCAAATGTTAAATCTGTGCTTGAAAAACAGCGCGCAGGTGAGCTTTAAACACCTTTAACCACGGAGATGCCGTTTCCTGCACGATAGCGGCGGGGAACGGAATTCTCCATCAGGTCACGAATTACTCCCGCCTCATGTAGTTCCTCTGTTTCCCAGTATCTGTTTGTCACCAGATCGAGGCTGGCTATGACCTTGTGCCGGTCATTCGGCATAGCCAATTTTTCTGCTATAACCATCAGTGAAAACTCTTCATCCAGTAGGATTTGATACCAGACTTTTGACAGTTCCAACTCTCTAATGAGGGTGAAGCGCCGCTCAAGTGTGGCGGCAGAATAAGTGAAATCTATTTTTTTCATCGTGCGGATAATCCGATTATTTGGCAGTTAAATCCCCGGCGTCGCCGGGGATGCAGCATTTAACTAACAATCCAGTCCATAGCAATAACATCCTCTGGAGCTAAATCAATAGCATGGATTTTCCCGTCACGGATGGTGCGCCAGTGCTTTCGTGATCCACCTTCGGGCCACACCCATATACCTTCAGGCCAGGAAGAACGACGACACACTGTTGCGTATCCAGTCCTGATCTTCTCTCTGACGGTATGTAGTGACAGATTATCCTTTGGGCTTTCAGGCACAGGATGGTGGATTGCCTGAAACATCCCCATCTTTGGATGATACCAGCGTTTATTGCGTGGTTCTGCCTCCGACATCACCTGCTTAAAGGCTTTCCGGAAGGGGGCCAGGGCCACAATGGAGCGTCGCGCAAGCAAACCATCTGGAGTTAAAAACTCATGCGTATCGGTGGGAATCCGGAAAGCGTTAACCAGGTTGCGACATTTGGCTTCAGTCAGGCCACATTTCGCCGCCAGCTGGCGGTAGCCAATGTAGCCTTCCGGAATATTGCCTTTCTTTATTTGCTCGAGTGTTTCAGCGACCATCGATACTTGTGCTGATACCTCGGCTACCTGGGCATTTACGGCGTTGATCCGGCGTTCATGCTCAAGATGCATTTGCGCCATTTCAGCCAGGATTTCGGCTTTTGATTTTAACTGTACCCGGGCATTCTCCAGTTCGCGCCAGCGGTCCACCAGCCGGGCGGTGAATTCCGGAGAGAGCTGCGCGACGACAATGATGCTGTCTCGTTTTCCTTGTTCGCCTTCAAATATGTAAGCCTTGGAAAATCGACGAGGGCCAACTGATTGTTTATTTTCAATTTCCACAGATTGTGGAAATTGGATCACACTCTTTTTAGCCAGTGTTTCGATAGTTCTCTTCACACTATCTTGGCGACTTCCTACCAGTTCCGCGATCTCAATGCTGGTCATTGTCGCTTTTTGAGAGATGGACAGATTCATCAGTGCACCTCCACGCAGTTCATTGGCAGATTCCAGTAATTGAGGATCTCCATCGCATCAAGAGTGAAGCGTGCGGCAAAAATGCAGGGTTCTTCAGGAAGGTATGAACGAGCTTCTGCTTCGGTTGCAGCCATGACGCAGATATACAGGTGTTTTTGGCAGGAATAGAAACGCCAGATAAATTCAGAATGAGTTGGGGTAGGGATAGTAGCCATATTGGCAGCCTCCTTTTGCTAATTTAAGGAGCTACCGCGTGAGGTTCCAATCTCAATGGCGGTAGCACTGACTGGGTTGGAACTACCGGCGCAAAAGGGAACCGGCCTGCCTTTCGGCAGCCCAGCCAGCACTACCATTGATCTCTGAGCTAAACGCTACGTATGGCTGTGCGATGGCATGACACAAGAAAAGACGCTTTCGGCGTCTGTGTCGCCTTTTGCATTATCCGGGGTTCCAATCCCGGCACCCGTTTTTCTAAGGTGCCGTAGAAATATACCCCACGATAATGCCAGGGCGCAACAGTCAGTATTTTATGCTTTGGCGGATTTCTTCCGGGCTTGCTTGCAGGCGTAGGCCATTGCTTTAGCTTTCACTTCATCCAGCTTCCCGGTAATCACTTCTTTTCCGAGAGTGACAAACCAGTCATAGCAACCGCCAGTAATGTTCTTGATTTGAAAGTTGAGGTAGCGAACAGTCATTTTGACTCCCCCAGCGCGAATAAAGAATGCAGATTATCGCGTGAGTGGTGGACGACGAGTGATGGGAAAAGACTGTAGTTGTTCATAGTGTAGTGACTCCTTGCTTTCGGAGCCGCCATCGACTGTTCCACGGTCTGGTGGCGGCGCAATAAAGGCTGGAACACCGTGAGTCAACGGGGGCTTTTCAGCCACCTATATTGCACCGCCATAGGTATGGCGGGGGCAATAATACGAAAAACTAAACAGTTTGTCTCAAAAAGTTGACCGGTGTGCCAATCGGTAGTGAATGTACATCGGAGAAATTTACAATTCAACTTAAAATGTTAGAAAACTAATTTATTAATTCAATCGCCATCTGATACAACGCCATTTCATCGGCATTGTGCCGTATGAAATCTGCTTTTCCGCCTATTTTTCCATCAGCATGAACAGGGACCAGCCAGGGATATTGTTCTCGGACCTCGGCTGGCGCTGCGTACTGGTGGTGCCATTTACACAAAGGGAGGACATATTTATGTGCGTTCTCTGCCGTTCTCCCGAAGATATGGTGCAGGGATACCACTGGGCTATGTTGCCCGTGAATATGGCAGGCAATGCAGGGGAGAGTACCGATAGCGGTCTGTATCCGGCGTTCATCGGCTGTGAGTGATCTGCCCTTCAGGCCGCGTGACGTGCGTGTTTTTTTGGGCGGAGCGGATACAGCTTTATCTTTTCTCCGCTGTTCATATTGCTTTGCTTTTTCAATTTTCTTTTGCCGATATTCAGGCGATGCGGCTTTTTCTCTCGCTCGCTGCTGCTGGCGTTGAGCTTGTTGAAGGCGCTTTGCCCTTTGTTCCTCTCGCCAGGCTGGGTCAGCCAATTTTTGCATGGCTTTTTGTCTCTGTTTCTCCCAATAGCTCTGTTTCTGCATGATGGCTGCCTCTTACTTTTCAGCTATTTTTCTATGATTGATCAAAACAGTTAGATATTCAAAATTGATTTTCTAACACAAAACATTAATATCATTCCTGATAACTGTTTGGAGGACATGATGCTTATAGCTTTAAGTGCGATCCACCAGCCATCTGTGAATGAGATTGGCCTGTTCTATGTGTTGTTTTTCGGGGCGTTGGCGCTACTTGAACTTGGTATTGAGCTTTTCGCAGTGCTTATGTTTTGCGTCACGATTTTGGGGAAATTTTGATGGTGAAACGTGTTTTGAAAATTTACATCGCGGGGCCGATGACTGGTTATCCAGATTACAACCGTGCGGCGTTTAATGCGAAAGCGAGCGAGCTGATGGCTGAAGGGCATATCGTTCTGAATCCAGCGGTGTTACCTGGTGGCCTTTGCCAGAGTGAATACATGGATATTTGCCTGGCAATGGTGCGTTCTGCTGATGCGATTTATTTGCTCAATCGATGGGAAGAATCGGTTGGTGCTCGTGCAGAGCACGCGCTGGCTGAAAAGCTGGGGCTGACTGTAATTTATGAGTCACCAACCAACATTGAATGCCAGGTTGCTCCGCATATTTACCGGGAACTGGTCAATGCACTGCGTGATATCGCTGCTGTATATCACGGCACAGAACAGCTTCGTGAGCGTTTAGCCCATACCATTTCCTATTACCTTTCTTTATCTCATGAGCACAAGCTCCGCCAGAAGGTAATGATCAAATTTATCATGAGGTTATCGAAATCCCTGGCAAACGCCGATCCAAAGAATCCATTACCGAAAGAGGCAATGAATTACCTGAAGTCCTGCAACGTTGTTTCTGAAGATGGCGTTCTTTTGGTTAGAAGGAGTTCTGCGTGAGCTGGCGGGGATGGGGAAGGGCAGAAATCATGATACTCCGCCAGTGCGCCGGAACTATGACGGTCGAGAGTATTGGGAAGCTGATCGGTCGTACCGGTGATGCCGTCAGGACTAAAGCGCGGGAGTTGGGGATCAGCATGATTCTGAAAGGAGACTTTCATCCGTCAGTCAAATACCGGCAGAGCGATATAGAACTGGCACGGCAGCTTCATCAGTGTGGTGTTCCCCGCCGTGAGATCGCGGAAAAACTCGAAATGCCCCTGGGCATGATTAATCAGTACGTTTATTTCGAAAGGAGAGTGTATGAAGTCTGAAGGTTTAACGCCCGCACAACTGGCAGAGCGTAACGCTGAGTATGTAACGGAAATTTCCCGACTTGAGAAAGCGTGTGCTGCGCTGGCGGCGGAGAATGCACTTGCTCGTAAAGCAGTTCAGGCATTCTGCGATGTTGTTGGCGACAACACCGAGGTTATCTGCGAGGTGGCAGGGAGAGATGGCGTTCTGGTTATTTTGGAGGCCATGAAGGCAACAGGAAATATGCCAGTCACCGATGCTTTCCTGGCTGAAATTCGTGCGGAGGCTCGCAACGAGGGGATTAACTATACCGCAAGCCGTCTTGCTGCTGCTTTCAACCACGGATTTATCAATAAGTCTTTACGTGAAGTTTTCGACGTTACGCGCATGATTCTGTCAGCGAAAGAAGAGTTGGCTAATGAACCGCACCCGATTGATGGCCTGTCCGGTGAATATGCGGAGAAATCCCTTGAAGAATGGGCGGAACAGATTCGCAAAGGAGCTGACAAGTGAAGAGGATGATTTTTGTGGCGGCATTGCTGACCATTACCCAACAGGCGCAGGCTTCAGCAGTTATTGTGGCATCTACCGCCGCGACCACGGCTGCTGTAGCTGCTGCGAACTCTGCGAATATCGCAAACCAACAGTCACAGCGTGCTGCCAATGCATCAGCTAGTGTTCACCCAATCGCCATTAAGACCGGCAAGAAAAATATAGGTTTCATAACATGCGGCAAACGTTCTGACGAGGCTGTAGGTTCACTTGGATGTACGGTATATGGGGATAGTGAGAGTAGAGAAATTCCATGGAAAACGTGGCCCGGATACGTTCTCGGCTCGAAGCTTCCTGCCAGCTATGAAGTAAACGCCGTATCGTTTGATCACTATAACGGTGTGGCAACTGTCTATTTTGCATATTGAGGCTCCGCATGAAATTCTCCAAATTTTCTGAGTTGGTGAATCGTATTTTGTCCAATAACCACAGCCATCGTCGCGATATGGATGTAACGATCGTTGTTCATTCGCCTGGCAGCATTGGTTCAACACCCTCAGTTGAGGTTCAGTCAATTCACGCTGGTTTTGATTGGGATTCCGGGAAAGTGCTGATTTTCCCAGCACAGCCACTGACCACGCTAACACCAGAACAGATTACTGATATTACTGATAGTGTGCGCAAAGGTCAGTCCTGGCACGCATATCAGGAATACAAGAAGCATAAAGAGCAGTTGGAAAAATTATCGATTGAACTTGATGCCGCAAAACAGCGCATTGCAGAGCTGGAGGGTAATCGCGCGGCGCTGGCGGCGGAGAATGCAGGGCTGAATAAATTTATCGCACAGAGTTGCTACGTGTTTGATGGCGAGCAGGATGAAATATCTGATGCGTATATCTGCGCAACAGATGGAGGGATGCCGCAAACACCAGCCACCGATGCTTTTCTGGCTGAAGTGAAGACTGAAGCACGCAAGGAGGGCGCTTACTTTGTGGCGAACAGAATGCTGGCTGCCTGGGAAGCTGGTTTTATTGATGATACTGCGAAGAACGCCGCGGATATTGCCCGGATGATTCTTACCTCTACTGAGTTTATGGCTAATGCGCCGGAAGGCGATTTTGACCGCTCATTCTCTGATGGCGTTCTCGAAGATATCGCCGCCCAGCTTGGAAAAGGAGGCAAACAGTGAGCAATTCAGCACGACTACAGCTTGGTTTTTCACCGCTATCAAAAACAATCGTGTTGGCAAAAATGCGTGACTTAGGGGATGGAACAAAACGTCGTGTCGGCAATGATCGCGGTCGCGATGTAACCAACGAGGCCGCACAACTCGTTTGGCATCTAGTCATGGCTGAAGGCGGTGAAATTAATTGGGAGCTGGATGATGGTTCTCGCATGGTATTAAAGGCAGAAAAGCAGGAGCCACCACAGTGAATATCGACACCACGATAACGATTGATACGGCCCTAAATACCGGTCTGGCACTTCTCGGTTGGCTTTACATCATGTCCAGTACATGGCGATGGCTGGGTTCCATTTTCCTGAAACAGTGGAAAAAACGGCGCAAACAGGAATTACGCCAGAAGGCATTAGAAGCGTTCTATGACGCATTTGAACTTAGCCGCATTGAACCAGGCACAACAGCCAGGATAGCGACAAAAGGCGACCTGATGATAGTGATGTTCCGACAGGAGAAAGCAAATGGCAGCAAAGCGAATGACTAATCGCGAACTTGTTGATGCCGCGATTGAACTTGCTGGCGATTTTTATTCCATGATGGGGTACACGCATCGCCCAGGCTTCAAATATTGGGAGTCTCCGCACCCGCAAGAGCAACGGGTATTTCAAATGGCCTGTCGCGCTTTTGAAGTTATTCGCGGTTCTGATGTGATGGACGCGGTTGCTGATTTGGAGGATGAAGAGTGAACACAATTAAAGAAATGCCGGTAGAACGTGATGAATATGGCTGCTGGACACATCCGGAGTATGAAAAGTTTTGCGCAGGTCGTGAATATATATCCACTGAGGAATTTGACGCCTGGATGAAGGAAAATAATCTTCAGTGGACTATTCGCAGTATGGATGAAGATGATTTTGGTCTGGACGCAGCTGGTCCCGATATTGCCGCCTGGGAACCGGAGCGACCAGAGGGTGAAGGCTGGTTTGTTGGCTCTATTCATGACACTGAAGATGGTCCAGTTTGTATCTGGCTGCGGGAGAAGGTTGCCGCATGATCCAGGCTATGCATGAAATGAATTTATATAGCCGTATTGATGGTTCTGGCTACAGAAACATATGGGTTGTTGGTGATCTGCATGGTTGCTACACCAGACTGATGTCCGAACTCCATCGTGTGGATTTTGACCCGACGCAGGATTTACTGATATCGGTTGGCGACCTTATCGATCGCGGTACTGAAAATGTCGAATGTCTGGAACTATTGCAGATGCCCTGGTTCAGGGCAGTAATGGGGAACCATGAGCGGTTGATGCTTGATGCGTTAAGTCCTGATGGCAACGTGAATAACTGGCTAATGAATGGCGGACAATGGTTCTTCATGCTGGACACTGATCAGGAAATATTAGCCAAGGCGCTGGTGGAGCTGGTAAAGCGTCTGCCATATATCATTGAGTTGAACACCGGGCATGAAACTATCGTTATAGCCCATGCCGACTATCCAGGTGGAGAGTACCAGTTCGGTAAGGATGTGTCGCTTTTTGATGTTGTCTGGTCGCGCAGTCGCGTCGGTGATTCGATAGATGGCATTGGTGGAGAAATCACAGGCGCAGATCGCTTTATCTTTGGGCACACACCGGTACGAAGACCAAAAGCATACTGGAATCAGCACTACATAGACACGGGCGCGGTTTTTTGCGGAAATCTGACGCTAATGCAGGTGAAGGGAGGGCAGCTTAAAGTCTGATCAAATCATTTACGCACTCAAAATCACATTAGAACATTGATTTTAGTTTTCTAACATATTATTTTACCGATCGGAACAAAACAGAGTCGGTATGCATTATGAGTGCAATAATCACCCCATATGTCGTAAATGAAACTGGTGTGGCTGTCTTTCCTGTAGATAAGCCCACCAGCAATTACATCGGCGCAGGACGCCGTTTTCTTATATCCCCATTGCCGCGTGAACAGGCTGAAAACACCCCTGATGGTGTCGTTGACCTGAATTATTCACTGGTTGCCAACCAGTCACTGGCACCCTTTTTTCAAAGTGAGCGCGTATTTAACGCGTTAGGTGGTGAGGATTCTCTCGTTCACTGGGTTAGCACCAACATTCACGATTGCCAGGCGCATGATAAGCGCGATTGCAGCCACCAGCTAACCACCCATTTCTATAACGGTTCTGCCGTTCGCCTGTGCTGGAAGCATGATGCGGAATACATGATGAAGGGATACGGCAAGCTGGAAGACCAACTGTCACTGAATCGCGCCAACTGGATTATGAACTGGGCTGCCAGCGAGTTAAAACTTCCGCCAGATCGCGATCTGAGCATGGTTGAACTCACCTTTTGGGCCATTCGCCGGAATCTTAAAGACGAACTGCCTGATGAAGCTGGTCGCATTGCATTTTGTCAGCCAAAAACTGAAATCCCTACCGGTACGCTGAAAGAATCAGATATCACTTGGGAGCACAGTACCCGCGAGCTGGTGGACATAACCGCAGAGCAGATCGTCAACCTGTCTGTAGATGAGGATTCCGGCCTGCTTTATATGCGCCGACCAAAAGCGGTCCTCGGTAAAAGCCCGGCTTATCTCCGGTTTGTGGTTTCTCGTCCGTGCATCGGATGCGGTGGCAAAGTTAACCACCCGTTCATGTACCGCGCCCGCTCGTTAAACGAACACGACCGCTGGGCTGTTCCTCTTTGCGATGACTGCGCCAGAAGCGCAGAAAACGATGTCCGGGCATGGGAAAAAGCACATGGCATACGCCTTTACGTAGCCGCTAACCAGCTTTTTGACTTCGCCATCGAGCGCGGAGTAATCACGTTTAATAACTGATTGGGATAAAGGCATGAGCATGGAGCCAGGCAGCACCATCCGCATTACTACAAAGGGAGGCCTGATAATCATGATGTATCGGAAGGAGGAAGCCAAATGAATAAAGCCTCACCAGCAGAGTTAAGAGCAAGTCTAGAGATGGCGCATAGCCTTGCTCAAATTGGAGTCAGGTTTGTACCAATTCCAGTTGAAACAGATGAAGAATTTCAAATGTTAGCGGCATCAGCAGCACAAAAGCTGGAAATCATGGCGAATAAAGCAGAGAAAGCGGAAGGAGCAGATAGTGAGTGAAACTAACTATCAGGAGTTGCGCGAGGCAGCGGAGCAGGCAACGCAAGATGAATGGGTAGCATATATTTTGCCGGGTCATAACGGCATTTATCCTGCGCGCACGTCTGAGGGTAGGCATTGCGGATACTTTATTGACTGGCCTGGCGTCTGTCAGGGGCGGGAGAGCATCAGCATCAGAACCTACGCAGTGAATTGCAATGACGCATGGCTAAACACCGAAGGTGATGACATCTCCGGCTCATACGTTAAGTACAAAGACCATCAGGAAGTGGTTGCCGCTCTTGAGGCCAAGTGCGCGGCGCTGGCAGTGGAGAATGAGCTGGCTCGTAAGGCAGTTCAGGCATTCTGCGATGTTGTTGGCGACAACACTGAGGTTATCGCTGAGGTGGTTGGGCGAGATGGCGTTCTGGTTATTTTGAAGGCCATGAAGGCAACAGGAAATATGTCAGCCACCGACGCTTTCCTGTCTGAAGTACGGGCGCAGGGTGTGGAGATGTTTGCACAGTGGTGTAGAGGTGAGCGCGATTTTACTCTCATTGATGAGGATGTTGCTGATGCAGCGGCTTATGAAGAATGCGTAAAAAGAGCTGAATATTTCGCCGCCCAGCTTCGCAAAGGAGGCAAACAGTGAGCAAGATTGACTATCAGGCACTGCGTGAGGCGGCAGAGAAGGCTACGAAAGGTAAGTGGGCTGTTGAATTCGACGATGAGATTTACTCCACTGACGGCATAAACCATGAGCAAATAGCTATGGTGTTCAGTGAAAACGAATCTCGTGATGCTGAATTCATCGCCGCAGCCAATCCGGCTACCGTCTTGGCGCTTCTGGATGAACGGGAAAGAAACCAGCAATACATAAAACGCCGCGATCAGGAGAACGAGGATATTGCGCTAACGGTAGGGAAGCTGAGAGTTGAGCTTGAGGAAGTAAAACAACACGCTGAAGAATTATCCGAAACCAAGGCTGTTCGTAACCAATGGCGGCCAGATATTTGCCCAATAACCGGACGTGCATTTTTCATGTGGATTGAGCATCCAACATTGGGAAATGTGCCGACATATGGTGGCCCATTAGATAGTTACACCATTCCAACAAAGGACGGTGACGGTGAGTTTTCATGTGAGCGTTACGATCATGATTTTGGCGGTTGGGTAGAAAGCGAATGTCTTGGGTTATATCTGATTGATGATAGAGAACAATGCAGGGTCTACGAACTGGAGGAACGCGTTAAGGAACTGGATGCTCGGGAAATATCGCTCCCGGAACGTAGCAGCATGCTTCATCGAACAGATTTTCACGATGATTACCAAACGGTAATGGCATACAAAGTTTCTGAAGTCATCGCTGCAATCCGCGCCGCAGGCATTCGCATCAAAGGAGGTGAGTAATGCGTGTGGCATGTATCGGCTTGTTACCGTACCCGACTCGTTTTTGGGCTTCTGCGCTAATTGCAAAGCCGTATGTCCTGATGGCTGACAACATCATCCCGGCACCAAAGCGCCGCCATACCGGTATTGCAGCGGCACGACGAGCAGCAAAGAGACGCAGGAGAGCAAAGCGATGAAAAACCGTAAGGCAAAACGACTTTTTTTACAGCGACCTGTGCGTGTGGTGGAGCTGGTTATTAGCAACCATAAGATAGCGGTACTCCATCCATTTGGTCAGGTGGCTTTTGCCGCAAAGCGTAAGCCTACTGCGTCACAGAACAGGCGGAAGAAAGGGAACGCTGTAAGATGAAAAACCGTAAAGCAAAGATTCTGTTAGTTCGTAGAAACGCTCCTGGCGTCTGGCAGTGGGTGAGACTCAGCAACCGACGGATGGGGTTGATGAAATATTACGGGATGATGGATTGTGGTTTTTGCAAAAAGCCCAGCGCGGCGCAAAACCGCTGGAAAAACCACTTGCGCACTAAAGGAGAGTGATATGGCGTTAACACACCGCGAACTCTGTCAGATTGCGTATAAGTTCCTTAAGCGCAACGGGTTCAAGGTTTGTTTTCATGACCGCTTTATAGCTGTAACCAGTACCGGAGAACAGCCAGATGCTATGGGATTCAGAAATTCAGCATCATGCCTGATAGAGGCGAAGTGTTCTCGTGCTGACTTGTTGGCAGATAGAAAAAAGCGTTTTCGTAAAAATCCATCTCTTGGAATGGGCGACTGGCGATTCTTTATTAGTGAGCCGGGAATTATTTCAGTTGAGGATTTACCACCTGGCTGGGGATTACTTCACGTTGTTAACGGAAGAGTACGGAAAGTACATGGGTGGCCCAAGGGTAATTGCTGTTGGGGTAATCCTGACGATAAGCCATTTACTGGAAATAAGCAGGTTGAATGCGATTACATGTTATCTGCATTAAGGCGCATGGAGTTGAGAGGGCACCTTAATGAAATATATGACGGTGTAATTGTTAATAAGAAAGAAGGAAACGCAGCATGATCACTATTACCAAAGAACGCCTGCTGACAATCCAGCAGTGGCGCGAAACATACGGACCTGGTAGCAACGTTGTACTGCCAGCAGAAGAAGCGGAAGAACTGGCACGAATTGCTCTGGCATCGCTGGAAGCAAAACCAGTTGCTTATATTTTCAAACATCCGGCCGGGAAATTATTCTGGGCTTTAACGGATGAAAGCAATAAAGAGCAAGCGGACGTTATTCCTGTTTATGCTGCCGCGCCTGCGTCGGTTGTGCCGGATAATGCATCAGAGCCTCTTGCTTATGCTTACAAAGAGCTTACGCCTGAGATTATGCGCAACCATTTAGCTGTATTCGAGCGATATGGAATAGCCCCAAACGATAGCTCTACCACAATTCAGGCACTGCGAATCGCGCTGGATGGTATAGAGCGGAGCGACGCCATGCTTCAGTCCGGAAACTTTCGGGAAAACAAGAATTCGTCAACCAATAATTTTCGGGAAATCGCGGAAACGTCAACCAACTATCCGGTAATTCCTAGTGAGCTGTTGTCCGCAATCCTGAAGGTTGCCAAGATTCGTGCCGATTTCGATGATTTTGACGGTGACAGGCGAGGTATCGATGATTGTCTGGATGAGGCTGAGCAAGAGCTTATCGTTACCATTAACAAATATGCCAGTCAGTTGGCAGCAGAACCGATAGCGACTAATGACGTTCGAGAGCAAACAGCCGTTCCGCCAGTTCCGGTAATGCAGGCTGATGTCGCGCAGGCAATTGAAAAACTCAAACGGAAATTAGTGGAATGCAATCGCTATAACTACTGTGCAGATGCAGTTAAAGGCGTAGAGGATGCCTGCCGTGCTGTTAGCTATAGCCAAGCCGACAATCAGCCAGCATCTGGCAACCAGGCTGCCGAATCCAATCGCGGTAATGAGTGGACCGGCAATCCTGATATTGATAACGCCATCATCATGCTCGATCGCATAGATACGCTGGAAAGTTGCGATGATGACCGTATTGAGGCTGTTAAGGCTGTTTTGCGTAGACTGGCTGGCAACTATCCGGATATTCCGGATAGTTCGGTGCCAGCGCCAGGAAAGGGCGTCACCGGTGAACGTATCCGCATTAAGCCGCATGTTTATCGCGAACTGGTTAACCGTCTCCACGATACAGCGATCAAGTGTGCTGGCACCCAGCAATTACGAGAAAGAATTAGCCGTGTTTTGGGCGACGTTATTACACCAGATCATCATAAACAAGCCGAGAAAAGTGACCTGGAAAGGTGTCACCTTGAGGCGGCATTAAACATTAAGCCGGGGCATACGCTTGGCATTATTGATGCACTATTGGTTCATAAGATGGCCAGGGCTTTATTGCCGCTGGTGGCTGAAAAGCATGAGGTGGACCATGCCAACGAAAGCTGAATTACAGGTGCGCGTAGATGAGCTTGAAAAAGAGAACGCGAGCCTCAAAAAAATGCTGTCGCGGGCGGAAAGGGAATTATCAGGCAAATTATTGCCTGAAGAACTGCCACCAGCAGATATACCTGATCGAGTGTCCTGGTGGATGAAGTATTTCCGTGCACCGTGGGAGGCGTTTTGGTGCTACGACCATCGCAGATGGTGTGATGAACTTGATAGCAATTTTCCCTACTTTGCGGAAGGGAACACCTGCCCTCAATGCAGGGGATAGCATTTGACGAAATCGATCACCCTATCCTGAACTTCAGAAAGAAGGTCTTTTTCACGCGCCAGGACGTCAGGATATTGACGTTCTGGCCTTACCAGATGCCGGAGCAGAATGGCCTCAGAAAACACTTTTACGCTGTGCTTTATCCCCTCTGTTTCACTTTTCAGCGTCAAAATAAAGCGCAATTGCTTATTAGCCTGATTCGGATTCAATACACGAATTTGCAGTTCGTCTATGCTGTTCCGCAATGGGATTGATGCCACCACACTGGTGCAGTCTCTGATTGTCTGAATTGAACGGCTAACATTGAGAACGTTATTGTGCATGTGCCTGATCCACTAACTCCTGGAGGTTTCTTGTGTCAGATCGAAATATAGCAGCTAAAAGCCAGGAAGAGCGAGACAAGGTGAACGTAGACCTTGCCGCCAGCGGCGTTGCTTACAAAGAACGGCTGAATATACCTGTGATTGCAGAGCAGGTGGCCCGTGAGCAACCGGAAAACCTGCGCGCCTATTTCATGGAACGGCTACGGCACTACCGGCAGTTAAGCCTCCAGTTGCCAAAAGGGAGCGATCCGGTGTATCAGAACGAGGATGCACCAAAAAAATAACGGCAAGATGGGGGAGAAATGTGATTAGCCCCCAGCGTGGCGCGCCTACAAACCCCGCTTTCACAAACTATGCCTTTTCAATGTATACTGTATGAATAAACAGCATTATTGAGGTAAAACGCTATGGGCTTCCCTTCTCCTGCGGCGGATTATGTTGAAAGCCGAATTTCTCTTGATCAGCAGATAATTAGACATCCTTCAGCGACCTACTTCATGCGGGCAGCTGATAGCCATCACCGTGAGGGAATATTGCAGGGAGCTTTGCTGGTGGTTGATTCCTCGCTTACTCCGGTTGATGGTTCTCTGCTTGTGTGCGCTATGGAGGGTGAATATTGCATAAAGAGATACAGGAAGTATCCGCGCCAGCACCTGGAGGACTTAAGCACCGGGAAGAAAGAGGCGTTACCAGTAGATGACGATGGATACACGGGCAGTAATGCTGTTTTTGGTGTGATCACTCATGTCATCAATGATGCCCGAAGTGGGGAATTTGATGATTGTCCGGTTATTTAAGCTGCAAAGTGCTGGTGCTTTATGCCTGTGAAGTTTATAATTGTGTACACATAACGAGTACACGAGGTGTTTATGCAATCCATTAACTTCCGTACCGCGCGTGGCAACCTTTCTGAAGTGCTCAACAATGTTGAAGCCGGGGAAGAGGTTGAAATCACCCGCAGAGGCCGTGAGCCAGCAGTAATTGTCAGCAAGGCTACTTTTGAAGCCTACAAAAAAGCGGCGCTGGATGCCGAATTTGCATCCCTGTTTGACACCCTGGACTCCACCAACAAGGAACTGGTTAACCGATAATGAGGCATATATCACCGGAAGAACTTATTGCGCTTCATGATGCGAATATAAGCCGCTACGGCGGCCTGCCGGGAATGTCAGATCCGGGCAGGGCAGAGGCCATTATCGGGAGAGTTCAGGCCAGAGTTGCCTACGAAGAGATCACCGACCTTTTCGAAGTCTCCGCCACCTACCTGGTGGCTACGGCGAGAGGGCATATATTCAATGATGCCAATAAGCGTACCGCGCTAAACAGTGCGCTGCTATTTCTACGCCGTAACGGTATACAGGTATATGATGATCCCGTGCTGGTGGAGCTTGCAGTGGGGGCTGCAACTGGTGAAATCCCCGTATCTTCAGTAGCGAAAAAACTACGTGAACTATATGGTTCCAATATTTGAAAAGAAGCCCGCTCAACCAGGCGGGCTTCTTACTATCACTCAATGATTTTTTCTGCTGTCAGCCAGCTAATTTCTTGCCTGTCTTTCGGCGGTTTTAGCATGTGGGCGTATTCAGCGACATTCTCCCACGGAATTGTTTTTGCCCACTCAACGATAGCATTGTGATCTGCAGTGAAGAGTGGAATGGTGTGCGATTTCAACCATTCTAATGTCGTGACGCCATGTTTTTTGGCGTGGTGCTGCGCATGATGCCGGGCTATCACTCGTAATGGTATTGTCCATTCACTACCATCAGGCATCGAAAAGCGCATTGTCTTCGGCATATCTGATTCAAGAACAGCCTCCCTAATACCAGGGAACTCACCAAGAATCATACGACGATAGTCATCACTATTTCGCCCGCCATACCTTTCGGCAAAATGATCAAGATATTCTTGGGTAATAAATGGTGAATCCTCCGCACTCAGCTTAATGGCTTTATATACACCACTCGGATTATCTTCAGCTAAAGCACGTCCATGATGTGAATCATAAAAAAAGCCTATTTCCTCTGGTGACGGAATTGAAGTGAGCAATATGCGTGAATCACCACTAGTCATGCTTGCCCACACAATGCTGTATGCCCGATCGCTGATATGTGCGGAATCCACAATAATGAATAAAAGATGGTCGGCGTAGTGACCTGCAATGCTATCTTCATAGTTAAGGCGGAAGTTACAAAAGCACATTCCCCAAAATTCATTGAACATCAGACCGCTATCACCGACCTTAAAATACTCAATGATAAAAGGTTGTTTTTTCAGCAATGCCTCCCAACATTGCCACACATATGCAACAATTCCTCTTTTGCAAACATTTGATTTTGGATAAACAATTACTGTCCGGGAATCAGGATACATAATCGTATAAAGGGTACTAATAACAGCAAGCACTTGCGGTCGTCCGATCCCATACGGAGTGGTGACAGTAGCTTTTGCATTATTGGGCTGTATAGCTTCAACAATTTGTTGTTGCTGGTGGCTTAAATCAATATCAAACAATTCTTTTGCTGCCAGTACCCAATTGTCTTTATATTTCTCCACCAGCGACAGCCAGCGCGGATCTTTATAAATATTGCTCTTAGTCGCCATCTGCCACTTCCTTAACTTCTTCTTTGGCCTGTTCTGCAATCGCCGCACGGCATTTCGCCCTGGCTGTAGCGATTGCTTCAGCTCGCACATCGTCTGGAATCGTTGACGTGATATACATATCCAGTTCTTCGGCACGGAATACTGTTTGGTCCAGATATTCGCGTAGCATCCAGGTAAATTCGAAATCACACGCGATAATCTCTGCGCCACCTTCTGCACCATTTGGGAAATGAATAAATGCCTGTTTAGCCAAACCGATAACACGACATGCGGTTGCCAAAACAGCGACAACCAGGTTTACATTTTCACACGCTACGGGCTGGTTAACGCCGGAGATTACTCCATTTAACTGTCGGTTATATGGAAGGTAGTTTGAGATGCGTTCTACGCGCCATGTGCCAGTCAGGCTGCCATTTTTAAATATAATTGGTGTAACGGATAGCCCAAGCTCGCGTATAAGTCGTTGCGCTATAGCAGGATCATTAAACAGGTCTAATGCTACACATTCGAAAGACTGCGCAAGGGCAAACAGTTCTTCCAGAGAGTAGTCTTTGCCCCTGGCGGTGATGTAACGACGAACGCCGCTGTCTGCATCACTCCATATAGCTACGCCATGCTCTTCATTCAGCTCTTCATTAAAGCCGAGATACGTCATGATAGTGCGTTCAATCGTGTCAAACGGCAGTGACATGTCGGCGTTAACAGCCACCAGCAGGCCATTACGCAAGCGGTATTGAATTGTTTTAGTGCTTTCCATGTCAAATCACTCCACAACAAACCAGTCACAGGCCAGCAGGTCGCCAACTGAAGGCACCCACGGAACAACTACACCTTGTGCATTTTTTAAGGCGAAATAAGCACCATACGGAACGAGGTCGCCGGGGAAATATCCCTTAATGGCTTCCATTCGTGCCGGGTACTGTCCTTCAGGAACCAGCCAGCAGAATTGGTTTTCGCCGTTCCACCCGCGTCGAGCAACTTTCTTGCCTTCCTTCAGCCACATCAGCGCGTCTGAAAAGTCGGCTGCTTCAAGGTCGATTTCTTCTTGCTGGGTGGTGATGCCACCAGCAGAAATAGTTACGCTCCCGGTAAGATTAATCATCACGCCGTTGTCATCCGTAATGATGACCGTGGTTCCATTTTTTTTGTGAGCTTTGTATTTGGGACGGAACTTAAAAAGCTCTTTCGTTGCCATGTTATTCATAGTCTTTTCTCTGCTTATAACTTTTCGTACTGAAGCGGTGAACGCTTAATTTCAAAGTGGCCTTCCGATGTGCTACCAAAGCCACCAGCACCACGCTCCGTTTCGTTGAGTTCCTCAACCTCGACTAGTGAGACTTGTTCAACACGCTCAAAAATTCCTTGCATGACAGCCATTCCAGGCTTGAGACAAACGCCTTCCCCGCCGGGATCAGTAATCAGTTTTGCCATGATTTCGCCGCGATAATCGGAGTCGATAATTCCTACGCAGTTAGCCAGGCGAGTATGTTTTTTGCAGCCCAATCCTGATCGCGGATAGAGTTTCAGACACCAGCCGGGCGGGATCTCCATAGCCAGTCCGGTATACACCCACCAGCTTGAGGAAATTGCACCATTGCTATCGACGCATGGTTTTATTTCAACAGCCTCAAAATCCATCGCCGCCGATCCGGAGGTGGCATAAGCTGGAAGTTTTGCTGCCGGATGTAGGCGTTTCACTTTTACGTAAATCATTGTTTTTTAGCTCTCTGCGTGAAGGTGTAAACCCGACGTTTGATATGTGGAACGGTAGGAACAGGAAGACAGGAACTTTCAATAACTCCTTGCTCATCCAGCGATCGCACCGCCCGCAAGAACTGCGACGTGTCGCCGCCAAACTGGCGGGCATAGGTGCTGCCGTTATGAAGTATTTGAGCTATTACCCGAGTTTTTGTCTGGCTGTCACGATATGCGAATAGCCGCACGGCCTCTTCTGGCGCAATCGCTAACTGATAGCCTTTCCCGGCACGGTGTCGAATGAATCCATGCGCCAGTAGGTTTTTGAGTTCGTTACGAGTGCGAACAGATCCGTAACCCAGGAAGTGTGGATTGATAACGACTGGCTTAAACCATTCCGTAGGTGCTTTAGCTAATAGAGCTAACAGCTTCCCGGATAATTCTGGATAGGAAGACGGGTAACAATTCAGAGATGGGTAATAAGTTTTCACCGACGCCCCCTTGCAGGATATCGACCTGCATTAGTATCCGGTGCAATAAAGCCGGTAGTGGGGCGAGTGAAAGCGAGATTAATCTTCTCGACCATAGTGCGATAATTTTCCTGATAGTGGGCCAGGAGTTTTTCGGCGGCAATGATGGTTACTTTCCGGACGTAGCTTTCTGCTTCCTCCAGATTTCGCCAGTTTTTTTCGAGGGTAAACACAGGGACGGCCTCAAGCCCGGTCATGATGCCGAACACAACGACAGCATGACTGTTCTTAACACCAGCGGCGAAGGTTACGGTGTAACCATCCACCTTGAAGCGTCTTGATTCCGTGATTTGACTCTGCAAAGCACCCTCCTAAATAGGCGAGGGTACTTTACAGCAAAGATGTTAATCTAAAAAGATGTGTTAGAAATTTAATTTATAAATCCATCAGGCGGCTATTAGCCCCCACAGACACGCCGCCACGGCGCAGATACCGCATAAGTGTTTCCGGTTTCTTCCAGGTTCCTTCCTGCATAATCTCCACCATAGAGACCTGCTTTTCAGCCATATCGATAGCGGCCCCGACGCGTGCACTATGCCCGGTCCACGTCCGGTATCTTCCTTTGTTTGGCGTAGCATCTCCTTTATTCAGCAACACCCAGGCGTCGCTGAATATTTTCTCCATTGCAGGTGCAGTAAGGGGCGTTATCGTGATCCTGGCCTTATTGCTACGGTGTATCGGCGGGAACAGCACTGCGTCAGGATGTTCGCGAAGCCCGGAAACATCCAGCCAGTCATTCAGCACAGCGGTAGTGCGACGGGAAAGCACCTTATCAAGCCCGGCGGCGGTCGTTATTGTCTTCGTGTGTGAAATATGTAGCGTGACAGTGTCACCTGTTTGGTCCAGATCTCCTACACGAATACGCGAGATTTCCGACATACGCATCAGCGTATTGTATGCAACAAAGAGAAAAGCCCGGTTGCGCAGGTCCACCAGCCGTTCAGACCTGGACAACAGGACGTCGAGCAGTTTCAGATCGTCCCACCGCAGCGGTATAGCCTGGCCTGTTCGTTCGCCTTTTTCAGTTGCCGCTTCGCGCCGGATGCGCCGCATAGCCAGAGAAACACTTTTATCATCCGAAAGTGGTGGAAGGCCACAATGCGAAAGCAGCATGTTCAGCATGGCGTAGTGCTTATCAATGGTGGTCGAAGCCAGATCGGCATCATGCAGCTGAAGAAAATACTCGCGGGCCATTTCTGGTGAGATCGGAAACCAGGCAAGCTGGCGAGCGTGACACCAGCGCGCCCAGGAATGAAACACCAAACGGAGGTCGCGCAGAGTATTCGGCGCATAAGCTCCCTGGTCATTCATGAACCGCATAAAGTTTTCTGCGGCTTCCTGGTACTCTTTGCCAATGTTGCGCAGAAAACCACCGGAACTGCCAGAGATAATTAATTCACCCATGAAACTATTTGACCTCTATATACAGATGACGCTACGCGAAAAATATAAAAATGACAGGGTAGCTATAAGTTAATTTTCAAAATACAAGCCTTTGATTCGAGGCACGTATTTTCAGTGATGTCAACACTGTTCATCTACACATGATTATAGCCTAACTTTAAATAATGCCAATTATTTAAAGTTATAAAATGCCGATTTTTTTTAATCCATCATAGATTGATGATGACCAGTAACACGTTGCCTTCATGGTCTTTAATTTGCGAAGTGTGGTTTCTACGGTTGGTTTTCTAAAATTGATGACAAAAAATCACAGTTCGATCCTTTACTCACCCTGTTATTCGACATAAATTTGTCATAGTAATTTTATGTTAGAAAACTAAATCGAGTAGGAATAATGAGTAAGAAGTCGATCGAGAAAGAGTACAAACGGTTCCTGCAAACCGCTGAACGGTGGAAAGAGCTGGTGGTCGCAAACTCTGTTTTCCATGATACCAGTTATGCTGGCGAGGAATTCCGCCATGTTGCATTAACGCATGACCAAAACATATTAGAAGAAGCTGAAAAATGTCTTGCTGAATGGAAAGCCTTCGTTGACATGTGCCGCGATGCCGACGGCAAAGCGTCGAACATTGTTGAGTCTGTATATTCTCCGATCCCATTCATCATTGAGGACACCAATCAAAGCACGCATGTCGTTGTGCAAAGCGCTACAACAACACGTACATTTACACGTGAACAATTGCTAAAAAAATACGACAAAATCATAAAGAAAAGCCTGAAAAATAGGGTTTTTTCTCAAATCGTAGGTGCTCTTGAAGAAGAACAGCGCTTCTTTGAAGCTGAGCCTGAAGGCGAGATCTACCGGGCGCGTAAAGAGGCATATACAGATGTTGTGCTGACAACAAACATCGAAGGCAGCAATGCCCTTTCTCGCTTTAGAGTTGGCGCACATGGCGCATTGGTTTTCGCAAGACTACCGAAGACAACGATCCCCGTTGTCAATAATGTTGGTGAACGCCGGAGCATTACAATTTATTCTGGCGTCGAATCGGTACCATGCAGCCTTCTCGGCGATTTTAACTTATATCGTGTTCGTGACCTGGAAAAACACCAGCCAAGCTACGTTGCGAAGTCGTACATCTTAAGGAACATCGATATTCGCAATGAAAGCCTTAAGCAGAAATCCGCTAAGATGCTGGAGGATGCCGATCCGGCTATTCGCCATATCATTGAACGTAAGATACGTACATCACGTGAAGCAATGGCAAGGTTGGATAAAATGGATCTGGAATTGTTAGACGTAATGATGGCCTCTGGAGACGACCTGACCGGCATTAAACTGAATGAAGCTCGTAAAAAATACGGCAAAGCAATCGAAGAACGTTACGGATACACATTCCCCCAAACGCAGTACGCCGCGAAGCTCTGGTAATCACAACCGGCCCCGCATCGCGGGGCTTTTATATATCCAGATCCGGCATTTCGATATCCGCCAGAACCTGATCTCGGAAAGTTGCCATTTCGGCACCAATATCTTCATTAGCAGGCACATAGTCCACCAGCATAGTGAAGCAGTAGGTATCCCATCGGTCAGGCGATTTGATGTTTAGCTTTTGCCGCATGTGCTCTTTGCGCATCATCGCCATTTTCCCTTCCTCATTCAGTAAAAAGGGGATTTTTGACGCTTGCTCTGCCGTTTTAGGGTCACTGTCTATCCGCATACGCCCTGACTTTATGGCATCACGCGCCATAATATTTGCGTAGGCACGCTGATTAACAAATCGCTCCCTGTCTTTGTTCGCAAACATGGGTTTTCCCCACCGAATACGTACCGGGTTCGCACCACGACGTACCAACTGCGCACACGTATCAGAACCAAAACCATCGGCATCAACCGCGATTGTTATATTCGGGTATTTTTCCGGCGTACATTCGTTATATATAAAGTCAGCAAAGGCCAATGGGTCCATAGTGCCAGGCATCTCCATTACCTTAAAGTTAACAACGCGCCGCTTATCCCTGTGACCAGATACCTTGCAGATGTTGAGGACCGACTTATCTCGCCCATTACCAACGTCAGCCGTTGCCACCCATCCCCAGTTTTTCTCCAACAACACCTTGCGGCGAGCAGCGCGATCGCATTCATCACGACCAAGCAAATAGCCGTTAATTTCTCGTGGGAACTGACCAAGCACCTTGACCATATACTCAATAGAATCGCGCCCACCATATTCCAGAAGCTTCTGCCTGATGAATTGTGGTGTGACGAACGGTGATTCTTCCGAGTTAAGAACAATTGCTGTCCAGATCCCTTTCGGGTTGTCTGGGGTTTTTGCTTGAGAATGGTGCGAATCGTAGAAATAACCACTTGGCCTTGTTGGCTGGGATAGCATCAACATCCGGTTATCTTCTTCAGTAAGAGCACCGGTCATTACGCCGATCGCCTTATCAGATATACCAGATGCTTCATCCAGAATTAGAAGCAAATGTGCCGCATGTTCCCCCGCCAGCGCTTCTTCGTTGCCGAGTCGATAACCTTTGCAGAGAACTTCCCAAATCCCCTTACGGGAGCGCTCATAAAACATGGTGTCAGAGAGGACAAAATAGGTCTGCAACCACCCATGACGCTTAACTGCATTCGCCCAATACTGTTTAACGTATTTGAATACGCCTGTTTTTACCTGGCCTATCTTGTTAGCAACAATGATGACACGGGCATCGGGGAACAGGATCATAAAAATCAACAGCAACATCGCGGTAAGGGACGACTTCCCAGTTCCGTGTCCGGACGTGACGGTCGTCCTACTCCCCGTTTCCTGCACGGACTGAATGATCTGCTGCTGCTGGTGGGAGGGGAACATCCCAAAAATATCGACAACAGCCTGGGTAAAGTTGTAGCGGTATTTGATTACCATATCGCGCCAGCGTGGATCGCTGGTGACGCATTTAATCTTGCGCCCTCCAGCCATTAATCATCCTCCGGCGGTTCTATCGCGATATCTTCATCTCCGGCGTCATACCCTGCATCAGATGCATCATAATCACCGTAAATTTCAGCCGTTGCCGAAGGGTCAATATCCAGCTCTTCGTCGTTGGCCTCGAATTCTCCAGCTTTACGCTCGCCATTGCGGTCGTAATCTCCGCACCCCAATTCTTCAACAATGGTTGCCACATCCGCCCGGCGCTCTGCCAGCCATTGCGGATGGTTAGCCTGAAGCGTCGCAAACTCCCTTGCCTCTTTGTCCAGCTGTTCATCATCAACATCATTGACGTCAGAAACAGGTGGTTCGAGAAGAGTGATAGCTTTCGCCGCGCGCGCCGCGAGGATAGCCGGGACGCTGACCCCCTGGCGCTCGATGTATTCAGCAACACCGATATCATCCAGTTCCTCGCGCTCACGCATACGTATAGCGGCGGCGATAACTCTGGCTGCGCGTGCGTCAGCGCCAATGCGATATTCAATCTCTTTGCCACGCTGTTCGGCCTGTAGGCGTGCTAATTCGAGTTTTTCTCTGGCCTCAGCCTCTTTGAATGCTTGCTGGCGAGCGCTCTGACGAAGCTTTTCATCCCCCTGTCGCAGCTTTTGTTCGGACTGATATATAGCTGCCAACCTACTGATAAAATCATTCATGTAGTAGGCAGCGTCACTGATTAGACCGAGAAGGCGCTGCCCAGGGTGCATTCCTTCTGGCTCTTTATCGCCCAAGGCGTCTATTTCCGCCTGTAGACGTTCGGCCTCCTGATCAACAATGCTTTGATACTGAAGTGCGCGCTCTTGCGCCATTTGAATTGCTAACCGCAGGTGTTCTTCTGCGCCGTTCTTCATCATATCGCGAGCCACATTCGTAGTGGGCAATGTGGCACGCTGCACAGCACCGCCAGGGATCATTGCTGAAGATCCCTCAATTTTTGGGGCGCTTTTATCTTCTTCGGGGATCATTTTCGCCATTTTTTCGCGCAATGATCTCCTGACAGATTCTTTTATCTCATTGTTATTATTTGCATTATTTTCATGATCCGAAGTTTTCTTTCTCGGCATACTTCGGAAAGAACCTGCGCCCTGCGAATTGTCAATTTCTGTAAATTTTGTTTTTTCTGCACCCTCTTCCAGCTTTTTTGTTGCTCTTCCCGCCCGTTTTTTTTCAGGTGATTTGGTGCTTTTTTTTGTTGTCTTTACCTGCGACCGCACCTCATTTTTTTTCATATTGAGATGCTTTCTGGCTGTATTGAAGCTAAGGCCATGCTCCTCACAGTATTCCTTTACAGTGATCCCTTTTTCTTCACGCAACGCTATAAAGCGGGCGCGGTGCTCCTCCCAATTAACCAGACTCATAAAGCAACACCACGCTTTTTAACGGCGGCATTCCACAGCTTATTCGCCATGTCCACCAGCTCTCGTTGCTCTTTTCGCGCCTGTTCGACTGATTTCCTGCTACAGTTTTTAACCAGTAAGCTACCGTATTCAGGCGTGCGCCCGCGCACCTTGAACTGATATCCGTTCAGGCCATGCAACCAGTATTTCCGTGGGTAAACACGATCATCAAGCTCACAAATAGCTCGGCTTGACCGCACAAAATGCCGAATGATGTTGGTTACACTTACGCGTGAAACATGAAGGTGAGGATATTTTTCTTTAGCTAGAGTGGTGATTTCGGTGACTGTCAGATAGCAGTCAGCCCTAATCATGATATCCGCAATTTCTGCGCTGCTGATATGCTCCATTAATCCCCCAGGCAGGAAATGACCGAGGGGATGATAATGAGAATGTTATTTCTGTATAGACTGGCAAAAAGTTGGTTATATTAGAAAATTAATTCCATTCATCTAACACTACCAGCGAGATAAGCGAACGACGTGTTTTACCTTAGCGATCCACTTACCACGTGAGTTATTAATTACGGCCTGCGCCACCTTTAAGCTGACTTCAAAATCAGCCTTACGACCATCAGAATCCACCAGCGTTGCACCGTCTATTTCCGGCAGGCTTAAATAATCCTGTTCTACCTCTAATGGCATTGACGGCTCTCTGAATGGTGTCAATTGCCGAGCTTTCCAGATAAAGCGAACTCTCAATCCCCTATAAGCCATTACCATGTAGCCTGTTATCGTGCTCTTATGGCCTGCATCAGTACGCGCAGCATTACACGATACAATCTTACAGGTGACGATATTCCACTCCACATTGGATACTTCGTGAATGCTTAATTTTGTGGTCTCGTACATCAGAATGCCTCCCAGTCAGTCGCGATAATATCCACGCCAGTGGCGAACCAGTCTGTCTGTGCCTGTAAGTCTCCATTCATCATTACCAGCCGAGGCATAACCATCACATCGCACCCTTCCACAATATCGAATGCTTCTTCCGGCAGGAATTCGACGAGCTTTTCTTTGCTGCCTATACTGCCACGGAACATCGACATATAGCTCCCTTTAGGCCATGATGCCCGGCGGGCGTCAAGCCCCTTCATCATCCAGAACACGGCGGCAGAAAAATTGATGTTCTTTTTGGCGATGAAAACATTATTGGCTTCTGTTTGCTTCAGAAACTTAATTAGCCTTGCCATCGACTCTGATAACGCTACGTATGGCTCATGATTGGCTGCGGACACGCTCACACCATGTAATCCAACACTGACTACCGTCATATCGCCGCTTTGAGCGGTTTCAATGTTGACACCTTTGCGAACTAACGAGGCATAAAGTTCCTCTCGCTTTTGTGTCCAGCGTTCCCGCTGACCGATGAAGTCACTCAATATGAGATCTGCTTCTGCATACGCGTTATCGTTCGCCGTTAACATAACGTCTCCTTTTTACACGCGCGACCATCCCTCGGTTAAACCGATAGAGATGTCGAAACTTCGTATTAATTAAGGGTTACAGCCTGAGCGGCTATATGATGAATTGAAAGGAGTTGTGGCGGTGGTGCCTCCACCTGCCAGGTTAGCCACTCCTGGCGACGTCACTTATCAGAACGTAGTGAATGAAAATGGCTTCGTCACGAGCGCATAGCCGCAATTACCACAACGGAAACGGCGCTCACGCTAATTAAACGCCTTTTCCTGTTGTGCGCCGTACTCTTCCGGCTGTCACACCGAATCGCCAGGATGGTGAGTCCTCGGTCCGACGATATGAACGGGGCTTGCACATTCCGGCTACCTGGTTTGTTGCCTGAGCTAGGGGAAAAGGTAACCCCTTTAACGTCACCAGACCGCTAACGACGCATGTGCCAGACGCCGTGTTACAACCAAATATGGTGGCCCCTACCGGACTTGAACCGGTGACCGTGCGATTATGAGTCGCCAGCTCTAACCACTGAGCTAAAGGGCCGGATTACTGCCAATTTTGCTTACGCTTTTATTTCACCGGAACAAACGGAACAGCGGCATTACTGGTCATATACTGCGGTAATGTACCGTTCCATTTGTTGATCGCTTCCAACTCCATAACACCGGGGTTCTGGCGCAGAGCTTCACCACGTAAACGAATGGCATCAGCTTCGGCCTGGGCTTTTGTGCGAATAGCATCAGCCTGTCCGGCAGCTTCCGCGCGCAGCATGTTGGCCTCTGCTTCACGTTGTTTGACCTCTTGCTCGCGTTGCAGGGTTTTTTGGTTTGCCGTAACTTTGGCGTTAATACTGTCAATAACTGTTGGCGGATATTCTGGCTTACCTACATAAGAGAGGCTCATCACCTGAATGCCGATTGGCGTCATTTCTTCCTGAATGTCTTTAAGGGCTGCATCAAGCAATTCAGATTTGCCACCGTCGATAAATTTGTCGGTGGTCATTTTGCTGGCTAACCGGTTCAGAGCATCTGCAACCTTCTGGCGTAGATCGGTATCAGTAATATCATCTACACCTTTGCGATAGGTCTGAAATACCGTTGTGACTTTTGCTGGATCAACCTTGTAGGCTACGCCGATGTGGTAACCAATGGTTGTTCCGTCGCTCATCTGGAAGCTGAACGGCTCATCGTATGTCTTCATTTGCTTAAAGGTCGGGAAGATATAAACTTCAGTATTCAAGCCTGTCCAGTAGCGACCAACACCAACTACTTCACCGATACCTTTATCATCCCCCAGCTTATTTACTTTGATCCCTACGTTACCTGGCTCTACCCGATCGCATCCGGTCAGACATAAAGAACCCAAAATAATCGCTGCACTAATCAACGTTTTTTTCATTAATTAATTTCCTGGTTTTTTCACGAAAAAAGACTACTGCGAAAGCCGGGTAAATGAGCGCGAGAAGGACTCCCAACAATACAAGTATTGTGCTGTTAGATGAGATCATATTTGGCAAAAGCCAAACATACAGAACCAGTGACACAATCAAACAGAGGACGGCATAAATATATAACCGCACCCATAGCGTTCGACATTTGTTCGGATTGTTCTGCATCCTCTCACTCCATTATTTAACGAATAAAAAAGCTGCGGTGCCGGGTACCTCCCGGTGTCCTTTGGCTGGTTATCCACCGTGGACGGGGAAACAAGGAGAAATGAATGGACTGATATAACCATTTCCCCGCGTGCGCTTAGCCGCATTCACCGCAATGGTAAGAGCACTTGGCTGGCTGGGCGGCGATGACGCCTGTACGCATTTGGTGATCCGGTTCTGCTTCCGGCATTCGCTTAATTAGCCAAATACTCTTAACGTTGCACTGGCGGAGAGTAATGGAATCGAACCATCATCGCTTGCGCAATGGGACGGTTTTCAAGACCGCTTGAGCACCATGCTCCCTACTCTCCCGTTATTGTGGCGACCGGTGCTGATCTCCGGCTTGCGGTTATTTCAGACTCTCACGGGCGTTTAATTGCCCCGCCGAACAGCTCTTTTCCGCAATAGCTGCAATGTCTTTCGCGCATCAGCCTGCGCATTCACCACAATGTTGAGAACACTGGTTGTCACGCTGCAACGCAACATTTATTCATAGATTGGGATATGACCCCGTTACGCCAGTGTTCTCAACGTTGTAGTGCCGGTTACGGTTCCGGCCAGGCCTCTTCCTCAACGGGGTGTTCTCCATACGGACTACCGTTTATTGGTCGTTCCTGCGGTTTATGTTGTGAAGCCAGATGCTTATCTTCTGGTTGCTTCAAAGAGCTGCACTTCATCACAACGGTAAGGGTACTTCGTAGGGATTCGAACCCTCTGCCAAGCACGGCGATCTCCGACGTCGCAAAATACCCTTACCTGTTGTGTTGGTGCCGGTTAACGGACTCGAACCGCTGACATCCTGCTTACAAGGCAGGCGCTCTACCAACTGAGCTAAACCGGCATTGGCGATGGTGGGTGGATTCGAACCACCGACCGACAGCTTAGAAGGCTGCTGCTCTATCCTACTGAGCTACACCATCACTTGCCGGGTACGTCTCCGGCGAGGGCTTCCACCTCCGTATGCTTTTCGGCGCACCGCGCCCTGGCTGCAATTCGGTAACAGGGGATGCACAACCCTGGCTTCCAGCGTGATTAGCGCCTTCAGCATGACGGGATATACCCGTAGTAGGATGTTATCCCAGAAAGCCATTAATCAATGGCTGTTACGCGGGAGGGACGTAACAGGTAAGGGCGCTGACCAGAAAGACCTGACCCTTCTCATTCATCTGGTTAATCACACCAGCACCCTTGCCTGTTATGCCTCCCCGTTCCCTAATACACAGACGGGGACACTCTGCGGTCGATTTTTTGACGGGGGACGACTCATACCCCGTGGCGTCAGGCTTCTTAGGCCGCTACCATCATCAGATCATCGTTTGCATTTACTTTAATGGTCGGGTTCTAAACCGCCGCAAAGTCGCTAACCATGACGAAAACCCTAAAAAAGCCCACCCGAAGATGGGCAAATACGCTACATCTCACACAAGAAAGAAGCCGACTGCCTGAGCTGGATTCACTTTCAAATGCCCGCTGAAAGGGATCACAAGTCGGCTTCTTTCTTGATGCGGCACTCTCTCCGCCCGTCACCGCTCTGTCTCGGTTGTCGCGTTTGCCACGCCAGCCGTAACGAGGTTTAAAGTCTTTGCACGTTTCCATCACTCGACTGCCGTCTGTGGCTGTTCGTTGCAGCGGGGGTGCCTCCCCCTGGGGATATCCCCGGCCTTACCCCATTCTTTCAAGACACAATGCAAGGCCACATCCGCATAGGTGCATTACTGCAACATTAAGGAGACTCAGGGCAAAAGGTAACCGCCACAAAAATCCCTATGCCTCCTTAATGTTGAAGACGTGCATTGATGATTAGATGCAGCATGTACCGTTACTCTCTGCCGGACCATCATCAATGAACACCTTAAAAAGACCTTCCGTGGCTCAACATGTATTGTCGTTTACTCCGCAAAGTGCTCTCTCTGAAACCACTTTCCGCACTAAACCTGCTGAACTTTGGCCTGCACGGTGCCAAAGCGTGCTCTTGCGTTACTACACTTTTCTAACACTTTAATTTGTTAAATGCTGGTGGGCAAACAATAACCAATAAGTGACTATCAAGCCCAGCAAGCGAAACGTGGGTACCGCCCACCAGCAAGGAAAATTCTATGTTAAGTTACCTTCACAATCAATACATTCGAATTGTGAATTTAGTTTTCTAACATATTATTTCCCGTAAAGATCTTCTACACCCCCATTCTTCTTATCCCATTCGTTCGCCCATACCCGGCAAGCGTCAATGATTTCCTGACGACGATCTCCTTGCATGAACGGAATGCTTTCATGGAAACAGCTTGGAATGCAGGCCACACTGAATACAGTATCAAACTCCGTCTGCTTGATTGCCTCCAGCGTCTCCGGACGCATTTTTAATTCATCGATTGGCGCATCCTTAGAGTCCATAATCCGGCGATATAAGCGCGGAAAATCCGTCTCCAGGTACGCCATAATTTTATCTGCGAGACATTCGTCTATGTCGGTATTCCAGTCCTTTTCGAAGCCCGGCAGGCGATAGTAAAGCGGCGTTCCCCATACCGATGGGATCACATCCATCGTTAACAGGCGATTAGTTCTGATTTGTTGATGGTAATTAGCCGTCAGCAGTGCTTCGCCACGCTGCCCAGTTTCCGCAACCAGGCCGTGCGGATACTCATGGATGTAGGCAATGGCATCCCTTCCATCATACATAAGTGGAAATGTCTCTGGTCTTTGTCCCATGCCACAAGCACGGTTCAGATCGTGACCAAGCTGTGAGCACTCTCGCTTTAATGTTTCGATAATGCTCTGCGCTGTAGCCAACTTTTTACGCAGTGTGACGCCTTCGCCTTGATAATCAATGCATTGCTGATTGAGCTTGGTTAAACGCTCTTTTAGTTCCCGGCGCTCTCTTTTCAGCGTGCGGTTATCCTTCTCCGCAACATCCAGCCGCTTTGTCAGGCTTGGCGGATAGTCTTTTTTGTAACGGTTCAAATCGGCTTCGGCAGATTTACGCAGTGTATTTGCCTGTTCAAGACGCGCTTCCAGATTGCCGATCTCATTACGCATATTCGCGGCAAATTGATTAACTGCATCACCCAGGCTTTCAACTGTCGCTGATACGCCTGTGACTTGTGAAAAACGGATCAAGCCATCATTAACGGCTTGTTGGTATTCCTCAAACTGATCCACCAGCTTATTGTAATCAACTGCCCCATCATCAAGCAGCTTGTTGATTTCCGCCACCAGGTTATCTGTAGTGGCAATGACACTCTCGTGCAGTCGCTTTGACAGGTCATCACCCGGATTCCGTTTCTGTATAAGAGCGATTTGTGTGCGCAGCGTTTCAATTGCTGTCGAGATAATTTCCAGATTAGAAGTATCAGTGTGTTGACTCATTGCTGTTCCCGTTACCTTGTTAAATTAGTTTTCTAACATATTTTATTAGTTTGATGACGGTATCGGAAGATGCAATAAACAAAAAACCCGCTAATTGGCGGGTTTTTATGCAATTACTGTGTTGCAGCCTGATAAATAAGATACGCGATAAATACAGGTACGATGGCCCATTGCAGCAATGAAAGTAGCCTCATTACTGTTATTGGGGTAACTCCATCCACGTATTGTTTCTCTGACATTTTCCCTAACCAACTAACCGACAACAGTGCCGAGTTTTCACCCAATTCCAGCTCTCTGAGAGCTTCACGGATTAACGGCGCTGTCACAGCCTTAACCGGTGTGCTCAACGTGATACTCCGCGTCCTCCCCGCATCGTCAGCGAACGCCAGACTCACATAATATTTTTTGCTCAATGTACAAACTCCCAATCATCAGCGCTTGCACTTTCCGGGGTTATGTGAACCTTATCGCCAGTAACAATATTGCGAGCTTCAAAACTTCCATTGATACGTTTCGAGATCTCAATACATAGAGCCTGCTGCCATGAGCGACGACGAGCGATAGCATTAGTTCCTGCAGGGATAAGTTCTGCCACGTTAAGTAAACGCAAAACGATTTCTCCGTTTAATCAAGACAAACATACTCCGTGATAGCTTTTATGGCTTCAGCGGCACTGCGCGCCTCAAAGCAGTAGTAACCGGCTTCAGTGAGGCGAGTCATCCAGACGAGTTGTTCGGGAGTCAGGCGATTTCTCCCATGTTTCATCTCAATGCGCATTCCGTGGTATCCCCCACAAGCAAGGTCTATAGAAAGATCGGGGTATCCCTTCTTTTGGCCCTCTGCCACCATTTTTATTGCCGTCCTTATGCCTCGCAGGCCACCGTTTGGAGTGGCGTGAGTATGCTCATACACATAACGCATATTGCGATACAACCAGTCCAGGACGCGAACCTGCTCGTAATGCTCATGGTTCCTTTTGATTAGATCTGGGTTTTTCTCCAGTTCTCTAAGAGCTGCGGCATGTGGGGATGTTTCAGAATATTCACTGCGACGCCTTCTCTTTTGCGCTATTTTTCTAACACACTCATTGATAGTAAATATGCGAAATAATAACAACAACGTTAGATTTGTAAAACAAGAGAGATACTACTCAAGGATGGTCTATATGCAACAGGTCGGATTTGCTTTTAGAGTAAAGAGTGACCTTAATCAACAAGGAGGGTAAATCGCATGGCATTTACCCAACCTGTTATTTTTAAAGGGTTATTTTATCCTGTTCGGATAATTCTTTGATTGTCTTGTCGATTGCGATCAACCAACCTTCATAGGTTAAATCATCAACAAGTTCTACCAACTTATCATCGGTGTGAGGAAAGTATATCCAGCTCCAGTTCGCAGGGTTTTCTGCTTTTCGCAGCGTAAAAACCTTCTTGTATCGGTGGAACTCAAGGATATACCCCTTCGATATGGAATATTCCTTTAGGTCTTCGACCGTAAACCTACGATTCTTTCGCATGGCTACCCCATAATTCGATATTTCTCTATAGACTCGTCGTAACTTGTGTACACGTATGGCTCTGTATCATCGGCATAAGGTGCGACTTCCAGAGCATGAACAGGATTGTATACCGCGTCATTTTCCAGGCGATCGCTCGAATACAGATGCCCAGCCAAAACCGTAAGCGCCGGGCGACTCATTTTGTAGATCTCTGCCACATCACTATCTACAACTTGTCCAAATGATATGTCGCCGCGCTCCAGCAATAACGTTTTAAGCGCAGGCCACCACGGCCCATAAAGGTGATAAAGCTGTGGATCTCGTTTCAGCCTTTCCACCATGCCATTCAGATATGCATCCAGAAACGCCTCTTCACTCCTGCCATTGAGCGCCTGCGGCAAAATGTCCTCAAGGTAGGATTCCGTCGGTTTTACAGTGTCAATTAATGTCGTCATTCAAATTCGGCCCCAGTTGGGGCCGCTCCTTATCTGTTAGGCCGCATCGGCGATTATTTTACGCAGTTCATCTACCGAGTAACGCGTAGATACCATCCATGCAGGACGGTCAAAGTTCACATCAGCAACCGGGTTTGCTTCAAAATTCCAGAAACGCCCGCCAATCTTCTTAATCGCGTCTTTGGCGTTCCGTATTGTCGAGGAACCTGGTTGGTCGGCAATGAGATAAACCGCGCCAACGTCCTCGCTGACGCTCCACCAGCGCCCGCGAACACGCGCCTTAGCGCGAATCGGCTTATCATTAACCACAATGATATAGTCATCATTCGCCGCTTCATCAGCTCTGGCTTCAGCCACTGCCGCCTGCTCTTCTCTTTTGCTTTCAGCCTGCTCAAGCCTTTCCGCGATCTCTGATTCAGTGGCCCCGCCGTTTTTCAGCGATACATAGTCCTGCCACGTTGCCGATTTGAGCGTATCCGGCAACTCATTCACATAGTCGCCGTCTTTCAACTCACGGGCGCGGCGGGTAGCCATTTCTACCAGGCGATTAACAGAAACAGCATCAGCAAAATCGTCCTTACTAATGTGTTTTTCATCAAATGCATTGATGACAGCCCCCACCTTAATCCACTGTGCTGCCGGTGATTCCAGGGGGTTATCAGCCTGAACAATGGCGAGTTTAGCTCCATCTACCCCATTATTCGCCAGCTGTTCCAATGCCGCCCATCCATCTGCATCACTGAGTGATTTATATTGCTCAAACAATGCATCGCGCCAGGCCACCAGCGCAGAACGTGTTTTTTCGATCTTCGCCTTAATTTTCGCGATCTTGACCTGATTAAACATCCGTTCAATATCATCGATATTGCTAAAGGCTTTCATCCTGCCCTGGAATAAACGGTATGCCAGCACGGTCCTCCAGAATGATTCCAGACCTTCTCCGGACGGTTTGCGGAACAAGCTAAGAATATCTTCAGAAGTGACTTTATTAAGCGAACGACCTGACAGACCACGCCCAGCCATCCAGTTTTCGAACTCCTGGGCAACATCATCCATCGTTGCCTGTGCGCCCCATGCCTGCATTCCCTGGATGTAATCATACCCATACAATGCCTGGAGGAATCCCTCGCCGTCCACGATATTCAGCGGGTTATCACTGGCTTGTATTTTTGCTACTTCACGCTTCAGCGCCTCGTCGTTGCCATCAGGATATATCCATCGCTCAGGTGCTATATCCGATGCTCGCCCGATTTTTTGGCCTATCACGCCATCATAGGCCGATGACAGCGCGATCTGACCATCATCTGTGCGATATGCCCAGTATTTAATAGCTGACCCACCGCCCCATGCATTACCAGGTTTACCAGCAATAACATTCATTACCCCATTGCGAATAGCATCATAGAACTGATCGCGAGTAAGTATTGTTGATAGCTGGTGGCACTGAACACCTCGCGCAGCCGTTGCGCGCGATTCAGCTACCCCCTCTTCAAAAGTTACCGCTTCAATCACAGAGTCAAACGGCAATGTAACGATTGACCCCGGTGCTCGAGCGTAACGACTTGCTCTATCCAGCCAGGCGATACGGCAGAGGTATTGTGCTTTTTCACCGTCAATTTTTTCCACCCGGACAATCGCTGTTGTTTCGCGATCATCAATGACTGCACGGTAATAACTACCTTTATGCAACAGGATATTCTTGTCAGTGCGCATATATTCCTGTGGGTTCTGAATAACATCGATACTGATATCCAGCACACCAGACTTAATAGCGCGCTCCACATCACCACGAGAGCGTTTCATTATGGTATCCGCGTCTTTTGCCCTGGTGATCGCAAACCGCAGCACCCGCGCACGTTTTCTGTAGCTACTCAACTGCTCAAGTGCGTATTTTTGCCCATTCCTGTTCGTACCCGCTTTTATCAGGTCGTCAAGATTTCGCTGGTAATACTCTATCTGTTCCATCGCGCTTTTCAGTTCTGTCTCCATCATGCCGATATCTTTTCCGGCGGCGTTTGCCGCTTTCAGGTAGATATCGAGAGCATTGTTGGCCTCGCGCTGTGCTTTCAGTTTCAGACGTTCTTCACGCTCTTGCGCCTGGCGAGCCATGATTGCGCGGCGTTCTTCCGGGTTTGCCGCCAGCATAATGGCGCGTTCATCAGCATCATCCGCATCACCATTGGCGATCTCTGACATGTCGGAGGTCATCACCATCTTGATCCAGTCTTTCTTACGTTTCAGCGTATCCAGACGGAAGTCATCGAATGTGCCTTTGCCACAATAGTAGTGAACATTGACCTTCTCTTGCGGTGACCCTACGCGCGCACCGCGCCCATTTCGTTGGTCGATACTGGCTGGTGTCCAGGGTAGTGTCAGGTGGTGGATATCGGTTGTCCCGATGTGCAGGTTAATACCTACTTCAGCCTTCTTGTTACAGATTATGATGCGCGTGCGACCTTCGTTATAGTCGGCGGCAATACCTTCCATGCCCTCAAGGCCAGCATCATTTTTAGCTGAGAGATAATCCTCATATTGGGCAAGTTTGCTGTAGTAGGTTTCCCATGCCCCTTCTTTGTATTCACCGTTTTTATTCGGAGTAGGTTCAGTCGGTTTATTCACCTTCTTCAGCTTGATGCCGCCAGCTTGGCTAACGGTCGTCGCATTGATAATGCCTATCTCCTGCTCCGGCATTTGCAGTGCACTGGCGATAATACGGCGCAGCTTCTGGTGCTGGGCTTTTTCATCAATGAAGACAATTTGTTTACCGTTCTTCAGACCTTCACGAAGGTTTTCGATCAGCGCGGCATACTTCGGTGGGATGGGGTGTGATACCTGCTGCAGATCAATCCCGGCGGCAGCAATGGCCTTCAGTATTTCAGCTTCCAGTTCAATGCTGGCGCGTATTTCAACATGCGCCGGATGTTCACTAAAGGTGGTCTTCACTACCTTGCTGGTACGCGTACTGACCAGTCCACCAGCGCCGTCTTCTTCGGCCTCGTCTGCATCATCTGCCACTTTACCGCCTGCGACTTTTGGCAGGGCATCAGCAATAGCTTTTACCTTGTCTGCAAGCTCAACGGGGAACTGGAATGTAATCGCACTGGCATACAGATCCGGATCTATAGCAACCTTATCCATGTCGCGGATGATGGAGAAGATGAAATCATCCGGTTTGTCGTTAGTGATATGCCCGTTTTCATCGACTGTCAGCTCATCATTGCGACTTAACTCCTGAGCACGCTTACGAAGCTCTTCATAAGCAGCCTCCTGCTCCCCTGTCATCGGGATCTGCAAGGTGTTCTCGATGATATCGGGAATTTTAACCGTCGCTCCGACATCTGCGGCAGTCTTCAGAGTGGTCCAACGGTGGAAAATACCACGCAGACCATCAAGGTTCTGGAAGCCCACCAGCCCCTGCTTCTCTTCCACCTCACCGGAAATTTTCTGAACCTGAACTGTGGCTGTTTTGCCGAACACGCGAACGAAATCATCCGGCGTAACAATACCCATGCGCATCCACTCTTCCTGCGGAATGACAGTAGACAGCATGTTGAAGGCATCAATCGGACTGTTCACCAGCGGAGTTGCCGTCAGCATGACTACACCACGCCCGTTGTTGCGTTTCATCATGTACGCAGCTTTTACAGCCATGTCGCGGGCCATCTTGGATACTGCCGGGTTAGGCAAATATGCCAGTTGTCCCGCTTCACGCCCGGCATTAAAGGAGTTGCGGTAATTATGCCCCTCGTCGGCAATCACGCTATCGAAGTTCATATCCTCAAAGTACGGGATATTCTGCTTCTTCGTTGTACCGGTATTCGCGGCCTGATCCTTAATCTTGTTCTTCTTCTGCGCATCACGGTGTTTACCGGACGCCAGGTCAAGACGCCCCATTTCCACAGCATTAAAGACAGCTTGCTGTGAGTTCTCCTCGATGGTTTTTTCTCGTAGCGGGATAGACGCGAATTGTTCTTTTGTCATGATGACCGTTCGCCAATTTGACGACGGGATCATGTTCATACGCTGAACGATAACGGCGCTGGCGGACTCTTTCACAACATTTCTGGTAAGAGGCTGCCCGTTACTGTCGAGGCGTGGTTCGCCATTTTCATCAAGCACCGGCGCGGTCAGAATATTTCCGCTGTCATCACGAACTTCATCCAAACCGATAAACATCATATTGGCGAAGGCATCAGCACTGTAGAAACTCTGTGCCTCGTGATACCAGTTCTGATAAACCGCCTTCGGAACAACAATACACGTGCGTTTAGTGCGACCTGTTTCGAAGTTATACGCCTCAAGCGCAAGCGCGGTCGTGGTTTTACCCAGCCCGGTACCAAATCCCATGATGCCGCGCCCATCTTCTGACAAGCGCCGAACTTCTTCATTCTGATAAGTAAGAGGAATGCGCTTTCCACTAAGCCCTTCCAGGCCAAGCGGTGCGTCAGAATGTGTGAACGGAATGAAACCATTGAATGCGTCGTTATAGTCACGGGCTATCTGATCCGCCTGCGGGTGGGTGCGTAACCAGTCGTTAAAGCTAACTTCCAGTTGAGCAATTTTATCCAGGTACTCGTTAGCGTTCTGCCCACGCGGTTTAACACCGTTCAGGTAGTTTTCTAACTGGTTCAGGAAGCCGTCTTTATTGTTGGCCTTCTTGAACTCATTCCCGTTTTTGCCGTTTACGGTTCGTAGCTGATAGCCGGTAAATACCCCGTCCTTACCTTCGTAATCGTCCGGAGATACCAGAATGCCATCGACGACCTTCAGATCAGGTTCAGTGTACTTAAACTCGTCATAGCCCTGCTCTGCCAGGAACTCTTTTATCAAGCGGCGATCCAGCCAGCGGGCATTCAGATTAACGGTGACTTTATTTAGTGGCGTGAAAATGCGTTTCTCTTCGATTTTCGCCAACTGACGCTCAAAGTTCGCTTTCTGCTCACCTGTTGACGCATCACGCCAGCCCACCAGCAGTGCTGTTTTGGTTGCAACATCGCCGCTGGTGGCGCGGTCCATCGGCAGCAGACAGCCATACCCATCAATAGCGATATCATCAAATTTCGCCAGGTATTCAAGGGCCGCGTCGTCGTCCTCTGGCAGTTCACCAGCAAACGCCTCACGAAAGTCGCCCAGCGTTATAGGATTAAGGGCTACATCACTAAAAAGATGTGCTATCACTTGTTCAGGACGCGTAAAGTCAATACCGGCAGCGCCATCCGTTACATCAAGTCGCCCTGCCAGAAGGTCAGAAGTGGAACCATCCTGTTTCACATTGCCAGTGAACGTCATCCAGTTTTTAGCGCCAGCTTCAGCAAGCCCATTCAGCTTAATCGCGTGCGGTGGTCCATACTTCGCAACTTCTGCTGCCGCCAGGCGGGATGCATCTGCCAGTTTGTCATCAACGTTCACCCCCAGGTTACGCAAATCAAGTGCCTTGTTGATCAACTGACCTATCAGTGCACCGCGCATAACGCGCTCCCTGTCTTTTTCTCGCTGCTTGCCAGCAAAGCGAATCATTGCTGCCACTTCATCACTGACAACCGATGGATAGTCAGACGCGATCGCCGATATCTGGTCCCATGACAAAGCCAGAATGCCATTTGTTGACTGAAACGCGATCTGCAGATCGCCAAACGTCGAAACACCATATCGACTTACATCAAGCGCGGAGGATTTGGTTGTCGTGTCCTTAACCCATTTCAGACCATCAAACTCATGCCAGATACCGCCTACAAGGCGTTTATCGCCCACTTTCGCGCCCTGCCATGCCTGAGTAGTTACGCCGAGCAAATCCCAATTGATGCGACTATCAAAGCGACGAGATAGCGCGGTTTTCATCGACTCATTGGATACACGACCGTCTTTTTTCACCACCAGGGTATTGCGGAAGCTGGTACGTTCCATGTCGCCGTAAACAAATCGCTTCCCTTCGGTTGTAAACCATTTTCCTTTGAGGAAGGTATCCCAAAGGACGTTTGCCGATTTGAGTGTTGAATCATCCGTGTCGGGGATCATCTCCAGGAAGGTTTCCGGGTGTTTACGCAATACCCATACGTCCACCACGGTATCTGTACCGGATTCGCTGAACGTACCGGAAGGCATACGATGTGCGCCCAAAAATTCCGCTTTACGGCTGACTTTATCGCGCAATTTTTTATATTTCGTACCATCGGTCATGCCATTTGGCACCACCAATACGATAAGCCCACCAGGCTTAACCTTGTCGATCGTGCGCAGCACAAAGTAATTGCCAACGTTCTTCTCGTTTGCATATGCCGGATCAAGCCCGGCAACGCCGGAACGCCCTTCACCAAACGGTACGTTACCAACAGCGTGGTCATACATTGCATCTTTCGCCGCCAGCGCCTCAAACGCCCCGATATTCACATCGTCTTCCGGGTGCAAAAGCTGGTTTATTCGACCGGAAATCGGAGACAGTTCGGCGCTGGTCATTATCATGCCCTGTCGTTTTGTCTCCTGGAAAATACCTGTGCCCGCTGATGGTTCCAGTACGTGCCCGCCATCAATACCGTAGTCAGCAAACAGATCCCATATACCTTCAGCCATAAACTGTGGCGTGTAGTATTCGTATTGGCTGCCCTCTCCATCTGTCAGGCCGCCTTCACCGGTATACCCAGCAAGAATCTGACGTTGTTCGTCAGTTAATTTCGCCCCATCGAAGCCGGGCGGAAGGGAATTAAGAAGATTTACTGCGGCATTGTTTGCTGCCCGGCGTGTTTTCTGAATACTGACGCCATCGGCTTTCCTGACGCCAAAGGTCGCAACAGCTCGTAATTTATGCAACCGACTAACAATTTCAATCAGTTCGCCTAAGCTGGAGGCTTCACTGATTGAATGAAGTAGTTTGTCCAAAGGATTTCCCCCTCTAAACCGTAAAAATTCCGCTATGCGGTACGGTTGAGAGGGTATGGAGAATGTTATTTTCACGGGGACGATACTACCGTCAAAATCACATACTCCCCATAGTTTGCCTACTTATTAACCCATGACCGGGAGAAAAATATGGCAAACATTGAACCTCGCTGGCTAATTGAAGCCCGTAAGCACATTGGCCTGACTGAAATAAAAGGCGCTAAACACAACCCTGAAATCGTTCAGTTCTGGCGCGACATCAAGCGCGGCGGAATTAAAGACGATGAAACGCCGTGGTGCGCAGCATTTGTCGGTGCAATGCTGGAACGTGTAGGCATCCGCTCAACAAGATTTGAGTCGGCAAAATCCTATCTGGATTGGGGCGAGAAATTAGATACACCGGCATACGGATGTATCGTTGTATTTACCCGCGTAGGCGGTGGGCACGTAGGCTTCGTTGTCGGACGCCGCGCCAATGGCGATCTGCTTGTCCTGGGTGGGAACCAGGGGGATGCGGTTAATATTCGCGCATTCCCAACATCAAGAGTGTCTGGCTATCGCTGGCCTGCTGGCGAACCACGCAATACCGCTTTGTTACCAGTCGGAGACGCAGCAACCTCAACTAATGAGGCATGAAAAAAGCCCCGGCCAGGCCGGGGCATCACGCTTCAAGTCACGATCCAATCATTACCGACTATATCAGCCGTCGATAAATAAACTTCCCGGATCTTGAGTCCATTAATACAAAACCATCCGGTAGTAGAGTAATTATCAGGCCAGGCCCATACATCAATACTCCATGCTTTACGGCGGCACACTTCAGCCTGTCCTTCCCTGATTTTTTTTACCGCCTGCATGATGTCCATCACTCACCTCCCCAACCGATCACCTGGAATTGCCCCATTTTGGGGTGATACCAGCGTTTTCCTCGGTGTTCAGCCTCCGACATCATCCGGTTAAAAGCATTCATGAAGGGAGATAAGGCCACGATGGAACGACGCGACAATACCCCCTCTGGAGTTAAAAACTCATGCGTATCGGTGGGAATCCGGTAAGCGTTGACAAGGTTGCGGCATTTGGCTTCGGTCAGGCCACATTTCGCAGCCAGCTGGCGGTAGCCAATGTAGCCATCTGGCATATTGCCTTTCTTGATTTGCTCAACGGTTTCAGCGACCTGGCTAACCTTTGACTCAACAGCATGAAGCCGCTTTTGCTGCTGAACTGCATTTGCAGCCATTGCGGCGATCATCTCTATTTCGGTCAACGGCTGGCGTACTTGTTCTTCCAGTTCGCGCCAGCGGTCCACCAGCCGGGCGGTGAATTCCGGAGAGAGCTGCGCAACGACAATAATGCTGTCTCGTTTGCCTTGCTCGCCTTCGAAGACGTAGTGTGAATTTTTAACTTTAAATCCTAAGTTATTGATATTTTCGGAAACCTCCATTGGAGGAAGTGGAATAACACCTGATTTACTCAAGCGTTCAATAGTGCGTTTAACGTTATCCGGGCGACTTCCCACCAGCTCCGCGATCTCAATGCTGGTCATTGATGGCTTTTCAAGAATGCAGATTTCCATCAGTGTGCCTCCGCAATTCCGGGATTGGTAATATTGCGATACCAGGGATTAGTGTTTGGTTGTGGGGAAGTAGAGAAACGACCAGTAAGAACACCATACTGATCAGGGATCAGAGAACGGGCTTCTTTTTCGGTTGCGGCAATTGCGAAGTGATCGCAGTGTTTTTGCAGGGAGTGGAAACGCCAGATAAATTCCGGGCGCGAGCAAGGATTGGCATTAACCATAGTTACGGCCTCATTCGTAGGTTTAACAACCTGCGCCCCGCTGCTAAACGGGTGGCAGGACGTGACGGGGTTAGCAGACTGGCACGAATGAAACCAGCAGGCCGAAGCCTCCCCATCACGCCCCACCATAATTCGGGCGTAACGTGGTTTTACGGACACAAAAAACCGCAATATCGGATATCTGCGGTTGTCCGCATTCGTATTCAGGCTGCTAAACCCGGTCGCAGAATTTGCTACGACGACATGAATATAAGCCTGAAAACATGGAAGATCAACTAAAAATTTCAGCAATGGATGACTTCAGTCGATGATGCAGATCATACATTCCGATTTAGAAACAGCAAATTAATTTTCTAACACAAATTATTGAGCGAGCATTTTCCGATCATTGGGATGTTTTGTAGACGCACAGGTCATCCCCTAAAGCCAGCCGGGATTGACCAATCCTCACGGTCAAATTCAGACCGATAGCCACGCTGTTTCATCAGGTCAAAGGCTTCACCAATGGTTGCACACCCCTGGGAGCCAGAATAATCCATTGAGAAATCCAGGGCTCTGGATTGTTTAGGCTTATTCACTGCGGTAGCTGCACTACGTATCCATGCAAATTTTTTTGCCAGCTTTTCAGCGGTACGATACAGAGCCTGCCGTTTTGCGTGCCCCTCGTCTGAACGACGCTTTGCAGCTCTCGCTTTTGCCGCCGCCAGGCAGTGGTTGGTATGTTCTTCCCTGATTACTGGTTTTTTATCCAGTACCCCATTATCCGCTTGAGAACTATCTGCTGGTGAAGCCTTTGGCTGAACCGCGCATGATCTTTCTCTTCTTTTGGCTATAGAGTGACTCTTATTTTCTATTGGCTGTTCATTTTGAACATGGGGGGACTTGTTCAATTTGAACAGGGGGGTCCCAGTTTCAAAAAAATAACGAACCTTTGAAATCAACTGCTTAACCAGTTTTGTGGCGTTGGCAAATTTGATGCCCTGCTTACCCCCTATCTCCATTGCTACATGAATGAAGTGGAGAAATTGTGTCGTAAACCGATATACGTTACACACCTGGGCATTGTTATTCGCTACCTGATGTTGCTTAACAAGCATTCCGCACTTCGTCGCTTCAGCAAATGCCCGGCGCACAGTAGAAATACTGCGTCCTGTAATCTCGGACATATCAGCATATGAGCGACGGATCATGTATTCATCGGTAGACCCTGCCAGGTTGGCGAACTCGGCAATAATGGCGCTATGTGAAGGGGAAAGAAGACCGCTATGACGAGCAAAAAAACTCAACTGATGACCTTTGATTTTTTTGTGGTATTCAGTGTTGTTTTTATACTCAGAAGTGTTGAAAGTTACTGAAACTGAATTTAAAATACTCACCAGATAGTTCCGTGAAAAAATCTATCTACCGTATAAATCTATGGCAGTGGATTTATACACCCAAAAAGCCGCTTCTCAGCGGCTTTTGCTTTTTTGGCAGTCGCTACCGGAGCAGTGACCGCGATCCTACTCGATCCCATCCACCAGGATCAACAGTGTATATAAATACACTATGTTAGAAATTTAACTTAACAAGGCGATTACCCCCTTCTGGAAACGAAGAGTAACGGGGTAGTGTTTTTGTTCTCCTTCGGTGATAACTCTGGTTCTTTCTTGCCTGATACCGGTAAGCCATAAGTAGCATTTGCCCCAAGAGATTCAAGCATCGCAGCCACTATGCGGGCATCATCTTCAGACTGCATACGGCAGAGCGCCCGGCGCTGTTCTGCGCTGATAAAAACAGGCATTTCCTGGATAGCTTCACGCAAAATCCGGCGGCATTGCTTTGCATTTTCCCCCTGGCTTTCCATCATCGCTGTTTGAGCGCGCAGCTTATCTCGAAGCTGTATGTTTTCCACTTCAAGGAGCATCAATTCTGATTCCAGGGCTTCACGATGTGCAGATTCGAGCATGGCTTGCTGATTTTTCATTGCTGAAAAGTGGTGAACCAGATCCGTAGCAGCGTTATCGGTAAAACCTTGTTCGATAAGTGCTGCATGAATAGCCGCATCGCGCTCTTCTGCTGATTCAAGCATCAGGCTTTTCTTGTCGAGGCTGATATAGTTAGGCACAGTTACGTAATCAAAGCCGTGGAAAGACTTTACCAGGGATACCGATGAATCTGGACCAGATGTAGCCCACGACCAACCACCAGCACCAGAATTAATCATGCCCTGAACAATACGCCCGGTGTCTGTATCCAGTATTTCCTGCGTATGAGTAACAATGCCGTTGTCGTCAATCGAAATGTCGATAGTCCTGTTTGACGGCACGTTCTCCAATACAACAGGCTTCCCATCTACCATCACAACAGAGACTTCCGGCAAGTTCAGGCTTTTCGTTTTGTTATAGTGCATCGCCCGGCGACCATGACCGTAATAACCATACATCTCACCCAGCGCGATACGCTCTTTTGTTTCTGGCGAGTTGAATGTGTCTCGTACCGACTGAATGACGTAATTTCGGTTGTTCTGCGGTGTGTGTTTGCGGATTTTCTCTACCAGGGAGAAGCGATCCGTAACAGTATTCAGTGATTGCATTATTTCCCTCCGGTTAATTGCTCATCACAAATTTTGCAAAGTTTATTAACTGTTCTGGCGTCCAGTTTTCCGGATCGTCACCGGACGACAACGGCGCGGATTCGTACATACCATGCTCGTTGTTTTGCTCTGATTCATTCGCCTTAAACTCTTTGATCATGGTGTTGAGAGTGTCATCGTCGATGTGCAACTGCTCAGTGAACAGATAACGCATAAACGCGTCGCTACCAGCCAGTTTCGGGTTGTTCTGGATCTGGTCCATAATTTGGGAGATGACAGCAACAAAGTTGGCGCGTGCATCCAGTTCTCGGTTTTCCTCTTCCTGGATAGCTGTGTTCATTGAGTTGAATTGCACGTCATAAGGGCGATTTGTTTCGGTGTAAACCTTGCCGTATTTATAAGCGAGGTGAATGTCCAGAAGCCGATAAATAGTTCGCTGGGCGGCCTGTCTGATCCAGTTCGCACGCAATGCAGCCTGGATAGCAGTTTGCTGCCAGCCGCCTTCTCCAAGCCCTCCGCTCATCTGATCAGCCCAGCCAAGCATTGTTGCGTCAATGCCGAGGCTTGCAGCAAGCTGCCGGAGGTGAAACATAACGTCTTCGATACCACTGATATCTGCGGGTATGGATTGCGTATCAATGGTGATGCCGTTCTTCCCGTCTCCCATAACAGGTATCAGATGGTTAAGCACAGTCGGAATAGCGTTGGCATTAATCGACCTTTGCGCCACCAGGTCACTATGACGCTTCAATGCCTGGCTGACGCCACGCGTATAGTTCGCCGCATTAACCGGGTCCAGTGTGTTCGTCGTAAGAGCAATCAGGCGGTCAATTTTGGCTGCATTATTTCGCGTTGATTTCAGCGCGGCGAGCGAAGCACATAAATTAAGGTAAGGTTCATAGCTGTATTCCAGGAATGAAGTTCCGTAATTCTGCGTCTCCATTAACGGCTTATCAGCCTGATCACTTAACAGTGAGTACCCTTTTGTGCCGTAGCTAACCGGAATAACTTTATGCTGTGGCGTCCAATAGGGATTTTTCATGGAAACCAGATTCCACGGTTCGGTTATTACTCTGCGCAAACTATGCGTATCCAGAATGTAATCACCACTGAAACCTACCAGCTGGCTACCACGATAAAACTCCTGGACGAAGTGTGGCAGAGTGTAATAACTGGACTCAATGCCTGTTATCCCCCTGCCCTGTTCAGCATAAGGTCGGACATAAGACACCCCAAAGATCGCCATAATCATGGCCCATGAAGGAAGTCCGTCATTAATCATCGTCCCCAAATCAGCGGTTAACTCTTCACATCTACTTACTGCCTCGGCATCGGAACCATCCTTTGGCGAAAGGATGAATGCTTGTCCGGTTTTTTTTGAAGGCGCAAGCGCATGTGCAATGTGAATATTTAAAGCCGTCGAGATAGTCGGGCTTTTAGCCATCGTTTCCAGGATGTTGTACTTTTGCAGGCGGTCGCCGGGCAGTTCTGCCGAAATTGATACTGTATCTGCCGCGCTTGTCATGCCATCGCTATTGCCACCCAGTATCCCCGGACGTAAAGCGGACAGACCAGAACGCGCAACGACACTATGACCGCTCGTAAAAACGACCGGATCGGCAGGCGTGACATCGCCACTGTTGAAGGCTTTCTTCAATGCCGACAGAAAGCCTTTGTTTTTGTCTTTCGTTGCCATGAGTCACCGCGAAATGTTTTCAGTTTGCGGCAGCATAATCAGTATGTGATTTTTGATGATGGATCTTTTCAACTAGAAATATTGGCTGGCCCCTCTCGTAACAAAGTGAAGAATAAAACTTGAATATGCACATTGTGCGCATTAAGATTGAAAAAGTTGACCACTTTGCTGCGGAGAAATCCCATGAAAAGCTCTTTAATTAATTCCAAATTACACCAACTTGCTATCAAAAATCGAGTTCCTGCATGGTCGGTTTACATGCATATCAGCCGCGCATGTCTGAGCAATGAAAACATTTACAATCTGCAAATTCTAAGCCGGGAAGGCAGGACTTTGTTTAGCGTTGCAGAGGATTCCTATAAGGCCTGGGATATGCTGGATGACGCGTTAAGCCAATACGCGCAAACAGAAGAATGCCAAAAAGAATGGGCCAGGTACTGTGATGAAGGGATGCCATGCTGCGGTCTATTCGGCGCAGCTCTGTGAATCGATTCAACGATGATATACTTCGTTGCGAATCACAGCATTGGCAAAGGGCATATTGTGAAACAACTCCCACCAAACACCCCGGAAACTATAATTGAAATCCGCCAGCGAATGGGGCTAACGCAAACGGAGTTAGCCCACAAAATGGGGTATCAACTCCGGGCTTGGCAATTCAAAGAAGATAGAAATAAACCGAGACGCCTTATGGCTGGTGAATTTGAGTACCTGTTATTGCTTGCTGGAGAGCATCCTGAATTTATTCTTACACCACGCTAAAAAAACCCGCCTGACGGCGGGATTATCAATCATATCAATTCACATCAATGTCTTGATATGATTCGCCAGTATCGTCTTCGTCGTCAGGATCTCCTTCCACCTCTGGCCACTCAACCTCCCAGCCAACAGTTTCCAGGCTCCGCAGAACAAACACCCCATCGGCATGAATGGTATTCACGATCCCCATTGCGGAATTTGTGTTGATAAAGCGTAAATCTTGCGCAATATTTTCTTCCGAAATATCGCCTTCAAATATACGCAATGTGCCGTCATCAGAGCATTCAACAATCCCTCTAATCCCAGCGGGACTCACAATGCTATACTTCATTTTGCAACTCCTTCATACATCCCAAGAAAAATTCCAGCACGCCGTCATTGTTTAATACAGAGTTAGTCGCCTGCTCCGGATCGGCATACATCTGCAAGGCCATAGAAAAAATCTCAGTCGCCCTGCAATTGCTTAATGCAGGTGGCTTTGATATAAATCTGCCGCTGACAGAACTTACCGTATTTTCCATATAAATTTTAGACATATATCCATGACTTAGGTCGGTTCGCACCAAATACTCAGCACTGCCACGGCTACCAATATTATGATAAGAAACTTTACCGTTAGTTTTTGATTTAATGAAGGCTTTGGCCCTCTCCAATAGATGGGGATTTGAATGTTCTATATGGTGACCTATTTCATGCCATAATACACGCTCGTGATCACTATTAGCATCAATTGTTATATTCCCATTTCGACTTGCAAAAGCACGAACATTGTTCTTGTGGTTAATATTTTTTAATGTAGATAAAGTCCCTCCTGAAATAATATAGGCTTTTTCAATCGTCTCGCGAATACTGTATGCTTTACGGGAGAAAGTTTCATTATCGTGACCACTTAACTGCTCTGCTTCATCAGAAATAGCAATCCCACGACTCCATTCCTTAGACTGGTCATGTGACACATTTGACGATTCAAGAATCATGTCAAATGCGGCTCTGACTTTTTTATGTACTACATTTTCAAGCGCATTAGGATAGGCTTTTTGTCCACGTGTTAATGAAGCTATTTCATATAGTTCTGCTTGCAAGTCTTCCGGTATGTCCAGATTAAAAACAAGCATTTTTTTCAGATCATATCCAATCCCATGATCATTCTGGTGCAAAACCTCAGCAAGGTAGTCAGTGAGTTTTTCCTTATTTGACCTAACTTTATTGATTTGTTCTATAGTAAAGTCAACACGCTCCTTGATTCCGTAATATGAGGAATGCTCTGCTAATTCCACTATCTCCTTAAGCCTGACAAGTGTCTCAATATACGCATCAGCGATCTCCTCTGCCGTTAGTTCAGAGCTAACTCCGACACTGGCTGTTATTTTCCTACCAGCCGCCATAATATCGTCGATATTATGCAAGCTCTTTTTGAATAACTTCAAAGTATTTTGGATTATGCACACCATCTCTTCTGCGCTTCCAGCTTTATTCATTTCCTTTCTAAATCTTAAAGCTGTTTTCTCTGCAATAGACGCTGGAGATTTTAAATAGTTACCTAACCAAACAAGACAACCATTGCGCAATTCATCAATACTAAAGTCATCAGGAATATGTTTTGCTGCATTATGTAAAACACGTATAAATTGTTCAGCGGGCACGCCTTCTTCTGATATGTTGCAAAACGTTTCAATATCACAATCAATATTTCTTTCATCTGCGAGCGAAGGAGCTTCATCTCCTTTTTCAATCGCGTCACGCAGTGCGTTAGCATAAAAATTGCTGCGTTGATAAGACAATAACATCGTTGTTAACACAGCGTCGCTGTATCCATAACGTTTAGCCCACTCCTTAATCTCATTAACGGTGACATTGCGAATATAAAAACCAAGTTCCAAAAATACATTGCGCTTTATTTTTTTTGCGGACTCCTTAATTTTTTCTGACACCTTCACGATTCGGATCAAGTCCTCCACGCTGGTCGCATCAGCAATTAGCTTTGAAATGTATGGTTCGACATCTCCTGAAACCGATTCAAACATGGCGAAATTAAGCCCTTTACCTTCGCCATACTCAGCCTCAATTTCATCAGAAACGGCAGATAAAATGCTACGCAGATCGACATCTCCGCCGCCGAACATATCGCCTAACGCTTGTTGCTGGTGAATAAGTTCATCGTTAATTTTTTGCGCCAGTTTCTTGAAAGCTGCCCCCATTCGCTTAGCGCTTCGGTTGTTGGCAACAATAAACAGAGCAAGCGCTTCTGCTTCCGGAGTGCTATCTCCAAACAATCCACGCTGTGCGATCACCTCTTCTACTGCCTGACCGTTATCTTTTGCTTCACGAACAAGGTTAATTGCTTCCTGTAGCGCGGCAATAGCCTGTTTATCCAGACCATTCAATTGCTCTATACCGTCTACCAGTCCGGTTACCGTGTCATGGTGAACATCACCTGAAAGCGACTGCATTTGCGCAAAATCGCTGGCTGCCGTATTTAATGCGGTAAGAATGTTACGCATTTCCGGATCTGGCTCTTCCGCCACCAGCCGAACAAGCCTTTCATCCTTGTACGCTTTGGCAAAAATTGCATTCTGGATGCGGTCGATAAGTTGTTTCGTTGGACGCCCATCGGCAGTAAGCAAACCTGCCGTCGCCGTATCACCTATTTCGCGCAAAAACGCACGAATAAACGCATCATTGGACCGCGCCAGTAGATTTCCATCATCTGAAGGATTAAATAGCGCCATGACGCTCTCAGTGAGAAATTGCGCATCCGCATACGCTTTTTCACTTGCAGCCATCTCTTGCAGATCGCTGATGTTTGAATCACGGGCAAATTGTGCGCGGTCTACATCTGTGAGTCTTTCTCGCACCAATACGGGCATAGACATTTGTGAAATGTCGTCAGGATTCAGACCAAACTCTTTTGCATGATCGATCAGGTACTGGCGATATTCATCCGCCTGCCCTTGCTCATAGGCACGCCAGATACCCATGCTCCTTCCGTTGCCGGATTCAACAACGTTGTCCGGACCAACTATCGGCGCTCCGTGGCTGCTCATGCCGGAATCCGTTAATTGTGCCGGGCGTAAATTGGAGGCAATACGGTTAACCTGGAGTTTGCTTGATAGCCGTGTACGGTCACGTGGCTGGAGTTCTTCCGGGAAGGCCGGATTAATCGTACCGTCAAGGTTGTTCGAAATGATCAGACTGCTGGCATCAACGACCTTAAAAGCCGTCTTTACCTCTGCCCCTTTACTGGTGACTACGTAACTACTGCGCCCCTGGCGTGTTTCTCGCCTCTCTAATGAAGAAACCAGCGCAATAACACTGTTAATGTCTGCTGCTTCGGATAGCGCGGAAGTAACTGACTTGTTCAAAATACACTCCCCTTACATAGAAAGCAGGAAGTGTAAAAAGTGTGTGATTTATGGACTTACAGGAAAGTGAAAGGGGCATTTCAGCCCCTTTGATTACCCTGCATAACCGTTGGCTTTCACCCAGCTTATGGTCTGCTCTTTAGCCTGTTCCAACGTAAGGAACTCGCCAACATAGTTTGAGATCCCACGCAGCGCATCAATAAATTCCATTTGTGTGGACTTTGTGAACACACCGCCCAGGAAGTCAGTCACTATCTTAGGAACTTCATCTGCAACAGGATCAGACTGTGGGTGCGGTTGCGGTTCCGATATCGGTTGAGCGGCAGCACCCAGCCCCAGCTTAAGCATCAGATCAACAATCTGCTTACCAATTGCGACGCGTTGTAATACTGGCGCGGTTTTCTGCGCCTGCATTAAATCTGATAGCTCTTTACCCAATTTCAGACGGTCTAAAACAGAGATAGTCATTAAGCACCTCCCTGCTGAATTTCAGCCAGGATGTTGATCAGGTAGTCAACTGCTGCGCCAACCGTTGATTCGTTCTCGTCGTATCGACCAGCACTGATAAGAGCGTTTGCAGCTTCCTGCACATGGTCAAGTTCGGCACTGATTACCGTCAGATCGCGGGATGTAAACTGCACCGGGACGGATTTAAGGTACTCCAACGCTTTATCTGCTTCCTGATCAGCTTCAGTTGCCGCTTCTCCAGCGTCTTCCGGCGTTGGCTGTTGCTCTGGTTCTGTTTGTGGGTGGGATTCTGGCTCAACTACAGGTGCTAATTCAGGCTCTGGCGTTGCTTCGTTTGAATGATTTTGAAGGGCGTTATATACGTCCATAATGAAAAGGTTCTCCCCATCACCAAGCGGATAAGCCACGTTTGGAAACGCTTTGCGGAAAAGAATTTTCACTTGCGCCTTGAATGTTTTCAGGTCACTGCCAAACAGGTCTACATAGCCATCAATATGTTTCGACATGCTGGACACAACCAATTGGCCTGCAAAATCTTTCAGCTCATCTTCATCAGGAAGATAGAGCAACTCGTACTGGCTGACTTCTTCATCTGTCAGTTTACGGTCATACGTAATGATACCGTGACGAGCATATTCATAATACTGATCAGCCTGGTCAGGACGATCAAGCACGGCTTTATTTCCATCCGGAACAGCACCAACACCAGCCGGACGAGATTGAAGTGCATAGTGGTATTTACCTACATCCTGGCTCTCTGGTTGTGATACTGGGTTCGTCTCGGGGTCTGTCTGTGGTGGTTCGGGGTCTTCCTGCTGGCCTGGTAACACATCAACTTTATATTTATCTGCGTTATGCTCTCGGTAGGCTTTAAGTAATTTGGTTGCAGCATCTGCCAAACTGCCTCCTTTGACAGCACTGGCATCAATACTGAATTTACCTTCAGGTGCTACTATCGTAACGAAATTATCACTGCCGGACGTGACATAATTAACTTCAGCGCCATTATCCAGCACTGTTTTTCCGTCAATGGCAAGATTATGTTTTACATGTCGCAGCTGGTCACTAAACGCTCGTTCTTTCGTTTTTTCACCTTTAGCAGACAACAATTTATCGCGTTTTGCTTGTAATTCCTCGTTGATGGCTTTCTGGGCATCAAGTTTTTTTTGCATCTCCGTAAGAGCAGCACGCTTTTCAGTCAGCCCACGTTGCGCAACTTCCACCTGATCAATCATTATTGACCGTTCTTCTGCCAGTTTATCTGCTTCATTGAGATAACTCTCAATATCTGCCTTCATTTTGTCCTGGCGCTCTTTTGCTTTCTTAAATTTTTCGCTGTTACGCTCAATCAAATTAGATAGCGCCTGGCATACCTGGCTTAAAGAAACATCTCTCCCACCAATCGGGGCGACAACGTGAGTTACGTTACGTTTATTAAGTAAAAACTGAAATGCAACAAGCTCGTCGTTACTCTTTATTTTTGCCCCGTCAGCTGTTGGAGAGTGGAAAATTATGCTTGTACTCTGCCCGTCAGTAAGCGGTATCTGCGCGGTCAAAACAGGGATATTAGCTACCCGACGTACACGACCGATAATCGCACCTCCAATACAATTACGTCCATTTTCATCGGTCCCAGCTTCATCAGTCCCTGCCATAATATTCGTACCATTCAGGCCACGATTCAGCGCACGGACGAAAGCTCGCATTGTTTGAGCTAACCGAATTCTGGTTGTAGTTATGGACTCAAACATAGCTTCGTCAGACACAACCAGAATTTCATTGCCCATATAGGCAAGCTCAATATCTTCTAAGGTCGCCGCCTCAAAAATCAGGTCATCTTCGCTTAATTCTTCTGAAGACCAGCGACTTGGCATATAGCCGGGGATCGTATCAGCAAAAGTAGACTGAATATTAATTCGTAAAGGATTGTTAATCATGCTCATCCTCCAGGCGCGCGATTTCTTCTTTAAGAGCACGTGTCTTAGCTACTTCCTGAGACAAGGCAGCTTTAACGTTACCCGTATCTTGTATTACTTTGTCTGACTTGCTCTGGAGTTTAGACAGTTTGTCGTTAGCATTAGCGATATCTTCACGGAGTGCATCACGTGATTCTTTCGCTTCAGCTAATTTCTGAGCGTTAGATTTAACTCCCTGCCGCTTCTTATTTCCGTCATCAATATTTTTTGCTGCACGAGCAAGTTTTCGAGCTAATGACTTCTGGAAAGAAGTTGCTCCGCGATTAAATAAAGCCGCAAGAGATTGCCCCAAAGCCGACATTGTTTTTACTGGCTTGAACGGTACTGTTTTACCATTCAGTTTGATCCCAGATATATCACCGGTATCGTTAACCTGAACTTCCATTGTCTGTTCATCAATACCAATAAGGGTAAACGTGCGCGTCATGATCCCATCTTTCTTCCTGCCATTACTTGCAGGGATCACCCTCGCTATCTTGTAACCACCTTTGCTGATTTCTTTGACGAGTTTTGCCAGCCCCTTTTCGTTTAACTCATCATAATTAAGAAGAACATAATTATTCTTATTTGACATCCCAGTCTCCTTTACGCTTTTCGATCGTAAACTGGCGCTCTATGCAGTCATTGATAGGGAAAATGCGATAAAGCGGATTCAGTCGGCAGTTACCGTTAGTCAATGTGACTTTCAGATCCCACTTCGTTGGCTCAAGATATTTCGTATCGATGAGCAAATACTCTTCTCTCTCACCGCGTTTTGAGGCGTCAACTGGTCGCGTTTTCCCTGAAATAACCACAGATGGATTTTTCAGGTCTTGCAACCAATATTCGATTTGAGCATTGCTGACCCAGCTTCGCTTAACACGTAGCGAAACAGGAAATGCTATAGCGGATTCTTTCACTACAGCGTCACCAATACTCAAAATCTCAACACTCTTGCGACGAAAAATGAAACGGTCAATGATGGCAACAAATGCCATGATAAAAATGAAATAATTTCCAAAGTTACCCATTATTTCTCTCCACCTTTTCCCCCATTCGCTATTACGCTTAAGAGATTCAAGACGTTACTAGCTCTGGACTTCAAGCCCTGTAAAATTTCACTACCGTTGTTACTGGCAATCAGAACAACGCAGAAAATGATACCTTCAGGCCATTCTTGGCTAACCGCCACCCCATACCCCGCAAGCCCGGCTGTTACCGCAGTAAACAATTCACTCGCAAGATTGAGCAGGGACGCAGAAATGCGCCCGTCTCTAACTCCGAGAAGGAATACGCCGGTTCCACTTAGTAGGGATGTTATGACTACTACAGCCAGATTTTCATAATCTGCAAACATACCCCTCCAGAAATAACATCTAATGCGCCACTAACTTAGTCAGTTTGTTATTTCCTTACAGGACATCTTCTAGGATCGTATCCTTAGCATACAAGGGAGACATATGCTTATTGGATACATTCGCATATCAACAAATGATGATGCGCCGCGCGATAAATGCACTCTATCTTGTGCGATAAATGGCATCCACGCGGCGTTTCATTATTTGAAAAAGAATTACATTTCAGGTTGCGTTATGACAGTCCCAACAGGGTGATAGCGGTAGATCGTTGACAGTCCAATATCATAGATAATTGCCAGCCGCTTTCTGTCATACCCTTTCTGGAGCAATCTTGCGATCTGCTCATGCTGCTCCTTCGTCAGTTTCGGGCGACGTCCTCCAACTCTTCCTTGTGATCGCGCAGCAGCCAGTCCTGCCAGCGTGCGCTCAACTATCAGTTCACGCTCCATTTCTGCCAGTGCACCCATCATATGAAAAAAGAACCTTCCCATCGGAGTGCTGGTATCGATTGAATCCGTCAGACTGCGAAAATTGACACCTTTTGCGCGTAGCTCTTCTGTGAGAGCAATGAGGTGTTTCATTCTTCTACCCAACCGATCCAGCTTCCAGACCACCAATGTATCCCCTCTTTTAAGGCACTTTAAAGCGCGTTTCAGGCCTGGTCGTTCCGACTTGGTTCCGCTCATTTTGTCCTCAAAAATCTGTTCACATCCTGCGCACATTAATGCATTGCGTTGCAAATCTGTGTTTTGGTCATTTGTTGACACACGTATGTAGCCAATCAGCATTAAAAATACTCCCTTTTGAGTGGTTAAAGTACTGAGATAATGTGGGGAGGATTTGAGAGATAAACGTTGGTTTGGGGGAAGGCTCGGCGCTGCCCGTTGGTGTACCGGTTCCATGGCCCACCGCCACACCGCC